TTATATCATTCTTAACTTTATAAATTTATACCCTATTAAAGAAATAGCTAAAAGCCCAAAAGCAATCCAGCCATAAAATTGGGTAGATGATTTTTTTGCTAAATCTTCCTTTGTATCTAAATATTTTTGTGAAAGATCCATATTTGCTTTTTCGCAATCTTTGTTCGATTGTTTTAATTCGGATATGTATTTTTCATAAACTTTTATATCAGATTTAAGTTTAGATAATTCCAACGTATCAGCAACTTTTATTGTATCTGTCCTATGCGTACTATTATCTATGATTTTAGTTGGTGGACATTGCACAGTAGGTTTAGGAATTTCCTTTGTTGGTTCTGGACATTCTATAACAGCACCAGGAACTTCAATTGTATCGGTGCGAATGATCTCATCACCTTTTATGTATTGAGTAGGAATACGAGGAAAAGCAACATCACAAGCATCACGAAACTTATCTGTATCTCCACGAACAATATTTAAAGATTTATTGTATCGTTTTTCAATTTGTTTTTGACTTGAGCACGACCAAAATGTTAACGTCAACAAAATGGTGATGAATAAGAGTATTCTTTGGGATAGATTAGTTCTCATATTATTTAGTTAATAGTTTATAGTAATGTTGAGTTCTTTCGTAGCGTTTTTCTGCATGAACTTTTGCTGGTCCATTTACTTTAGAAGTAATTAAATCAGAAGTTTTACGAGAAATATCTGTCATAAAAGGATATACTTTTTTATCCTTTAAATAGATGTCAAACGATTCTAAGTAGTAATTTTTCCAAAGATTATCAGGATTATCCATAATAGATTGATCCTTTACTTTATTCGCTACTACTTGATGATTGTATCTTCCTGTTGTTTGACCTGCAGAATTACCTCTAAATTTATAACCATCACCAATTTGAGTATTTCCAAGCGCAAGATTTTTACTTCTATTTTTATCAGCGTAAACCTTATTAAAAATTACAACCTCATTATAAGCATCTTGCTGTGCTTCGTCTGGTCTATTTTTATAATAAGAAAAGTATTTCTTTAATTGAGTTTCGGAATACCTTCCGTTTTCTCTTTTCAACTTGAAATCAGAAGTTTCGACACTTCCTTGTCCAAGAAAATAAGCTGTTTGAATATCGTTTAACCCAAACACTTCTTTTATTTTTGTTGCTGTTTTTTTACCGATTATTCCATCTGTAAGCAATCCGTATTTTTTTTGAAAATCTACTAGCATGGCTATTCTTCTTTTTTTAATATTTCTAAAAATGATTTAATATTTCCATCACGCTCGTAGTTGTAAAGCTTTTCGATAAAGAATTCAGGCGGGAATTTTCCATTCGTTAAAATGAAGCTGTTACGCATAATTTTAGCAATTGGAAAAAGTAGAGTCAAGATTTGAACTGAACTTGAAAATCCGACACTAAGAAAGCCTTCAGGAATTGAGTTATTTAATTGATCAAGTGAAAAGTAAACTCCAAAAACCACAACTATTGTGATTAAAGTCGAAAGTGCAAATTCTCCTATATCTGTTGTTTTAAGTTTTTTATGTGTTAAAATCCCTAAAACAGCATTAATAAATAAAACGACATAAAGCCCATATAAAAACGCTTCGTGTTCATTATGCCAATTAAAAGCAGAATTAACTATAAATGCTATTGGAGCTAATTTGAAAAAGCTTTCAAAGAAATAATTAAATCTTTCTTTTTCTGTAACTTTTATTTTAGTTGTAAAAAGTAATACAATAGGAGTAAGGAATAGAGTAAGTAATATTAAGTTGTTTCTGAATTTTTGTTTCATGGTTTTTAAAATTTGAAGATTAACCACCTCGAGGGAGGTGGTTTTGATTTAAAATACTTTATAATTTTGTCGATTGATCTGCATTATTGGTAATTCTTTACCTTCAAAAACTAACTTAATATTGTAAGCCACATCGTCAGGAGCTGTCGAGTCTTGTGGTTCTACATAAAATCCTACACCTCCATTGGCAGGGCTTACTTGTGTACAATTAACCAATCGAACAACATCGGCTTGACCGCTTCCTAATTCGGTTAAATTAATAAAGTAATTATCTGATTTACAATTAATTAATTCTGCTGTTGCTGGTGCAGGTTGATTGTTCCAATTATGCCAACCAACAGCTTGTGTAGTCGGTTTATTTTTGAAATAGCAATCTTTATAAGATTGTTTTTGTCCTGCCCAACCGCCGATGCCAATTAAACGAACAATGTTTCCATTGTCAACCAAAATCAAGTTACTTCCGCCATTGGAATATTCGCCTGGTGCATCGGAGTGAATTGCATACTTACAATCATTTACTTGCAATGTTAGGTTTCTAATTTTAGAAGATTTAACGTGCCAAAAAATGTGTTTATACTTTTGGTCTATCAAAGATATAGCTATCCCTCCCTCACCTATTGATAAATCATATGGTGCTATTTTAGAAGACAATCCGTCCAAATTAATAATGCATTCTTCCGCACTCACACCCTCAATGTCTATAAAATCACCTGTTCTAATGTCCATTTCAAAATAAGTTCCACGAGGCACAACAACCACATATCTATTGTAATAGTTAGCTGAAGCTTTTAAAGAGTGAACTAAAGTTCTGATCGCGAAATCATTGTTATTAGACACTTTTACTCTCGTAGTCTTAATAGGCTTGAAAATAGCGTTATAATTAGCATCGTGAAAGGCTTTTGCTCCTAATAATGAATCTTGATAATACACAACCGCTTGACTAAAAGTAGCAGGTGCATGATTCGAAATAGTTAATAAAACTTTACGACCCCTTGCTCTATCTTCTAATAAGATTTGATTTCCTTTAATTAAATCAAATTCTTGAATCCTTGTTTCAAATTCATAAGCCCCACTCGGAAGTGACTTCAATAAAAGATAAATACCTGTTTCGTCAGCATCTTTATATTTTATGGATGAAATAAAATATTGTTTTGACATATCAAAACCCTCTACCAATTTGATGTTTTGAACTATTTTTCTAATGTTATTACCTACAACTGAATCAACGTCATTTTCAATTGCAAAATCACCAGCGTCATAAACTTCTTTTTTCCATTTTTTAGTAAATAAGTCGTAATTCAATACTGCTTGTTCATTCCAAACTTCAATATTATTAAAGTTAGTATAAACTCCATTCTCAGTAGCTAAATAACTTCTATTTTTTTCTATCAAAGTAGGTGTTGTGTCTTTTTTAGCTGTTAAAATATCTCTATTTAACATTGTTTCAGAGTTATACATAGAAGATTTATTTAAGAAAGAATCTTGATAATAAGTTCCATTAACTTGTAATGAATTAGGAGCGTATTTTGATAACTCTAAACTAATATATTTATTACTATTATCTATTTGGTCTTTTAATAATATAGGTTTACCCTCTTTTAATTCAATATCCCTAATATCAGCGACAAACTCAGTAGTACCATTTGGTAATGATTTAATAATAACAACAATACCTGTGTATCCTCCATTTTTATATATAAAGTCAGATATAAAATAATCTTTAACAACATCAAAGCCTTGAACTAAATTAATAGACTTAATATATTTCATGAATTTATTGCTCTCTGTTGTCAATCCATCTTCATTATATTTTGGTGACAAATTGTTAAATGATTGAACTTGTTTTTTTATCCAATTATTGCCGTTATAACTAAAAATAACTTGTTCATTCCAAACCTCGATGTTGTCAAAATTAGTGTAGACGCCATATTCAGTTGTAATATAATGGTTTAAAATATTTGGTTGTGTTGAAATATTTGCTGTTAAAGTTTCAACTTTTGGCAACTCCACACTCTGAATCGAGTAATTATTTCCATTTTTAAAAATAAAACCAAAGTTGTTTTCGGGTAAAACAACATTTCCAAAGTTGGTGTAGGTACCTGGTTGTGTAATTGCCCAATACCCATTGGTAACAGTTGGTGCAGATGAAGATGGTGTAATAGATTCTGGTATAAAACCACCTCCTAAAGAACCAATGATATTATTTAATTCGTTGATAGAACCAACAAGATTTGATTTTGCAGTAGTTGTTAACTGATTTAAATCGCCAACATTTGTTTTTGTTTTAGATATCTCAGTTTTATTCGAAGTGTTATCAGCTTCTAAAACGGTTATTTTATTTTTTTCTGACGTTAACTCCTCTTCTAAATTTTCAATTCTAATTTGATTATCACTTACAACAAATGAAGCTAAGAAAATACGATCTCGTTTTATATTCTCAATAGAATTTTCTTTTATTTCTAATACAAACGGTCGATTGCTACTTTCTGTTGCATATACATTATAAGTGTTATTTTCAGATGAAATAGAAATACTATATTCACCTTTATATCTATATACTTTTCCATTTATAAGCCAAAAATATTCCTCATCAACTTGTCCAACAATCAAGACATTATCTGCTATTAGTATAGGGATATCTGTCAACAATTTATCATTAGAAGCATCTCCAATAATATGTTGTAAAAGTGTTGAAAGTTCGTAGCTAATTGTTTTTCCTGTTGCTTTATCTGTTGCAAGCAAAAAATCTTGCAACTCTATAGCTTGCTTTAATGAATAAAGAGAAGTGTTATTAATTTTTGCCATTGAAAAAAGAGTTTTAATGAAGCCATGATAAAAACCTCAATAAAACTCTTTGCCGATGTACAAATATAGATATTTTCTATTAAATATACATTGATATAATTTTTATTTATTACTATTAATCAACTTATTGTATTCTATTCGTGCATCATTGCTCACAGCTTTCATTCGTATTAAATCCCTTTTAGTTGCCTTTTGTTTGTCATCTAAAACAGCATCATTATTAAAATCTTTACCATACAAATGCATCAAAAGTATTGCTTTATTTTTTGGATTAAACTCCCATTTTACATCAAACACAAAACTCGAAACATTCTTATTTAACAATCTTTCATTCAGTTTCTTTTTCTGCTTCACAATATCTTTCGGATTATCAAACGAATTTTCAATCTCTTTAAAAGCGTCATTCTTACTCATATTTCCTGCAATCACTTCATCTGCTATTAATCCCATTTTAGCATCTTTCTTCAACTTTTCTCGATTATTCTCCAATATCATATTTTCAGTTGCTTCATCAATCTTTTTCTCGCGATTAAATTCGTTTGTTTCCTTGAAAACACGACCAGAAAATGATTTTTTAATGTAATCATTAAACATTTTCTTTTCCTTTGTTTCCTCTTTAGCGAATATATAATCGGCTCCTCCATACAACATACCAACATAAGGATTTGTACTTGGTGTAGTTACCAAAGATTCTACAAATGCTTTCATACGAACGGGTGAATCATTTTGTGAATCACCTAATACTTTATAAAACTCTTCTACTTTACTTCCTTTCTCATATCCTTCTAATAATGGATCTATCTTTCCGTGTTTAAACGACAAAGGTTGATCTCGGAAAAAGTCATAACCTGTTTTATATGTAATAATTCCTTTTAACAAAGGATTCTTTGTCATGTTTGTCGAAATGCTTCCCATTGTGTTTTTGAAGATATTTCCTTTATCAATCTCAATTTCTAATGGCGACCAGTTACGCGACATTGTTTTCCATACATGCTGAGAAATTTCAGTATCAGACGTATCACCTACTTGATTTTTCATTAAAGCTATAATAGCACCTTCTGTCAACGAAAAGAATGGTGTCAAATCTTGCGATTTTGCAATACGGAAATAATCAAATTCACCTTTGTCATTTTTACCAATCGGAATGTTAAAATAACTATCTTTGTCATAATCCGAAACACCTTTATAGAATTTCAAATACAATTCAATAGACGATAATTTTTTATCTTCATCATCATCTTTCAAATTCATTGCTAACAACATCATTCCCAACGCAACAGAACCACCACTTGCAAGAACTGCTCCTTGTAATATTTTTGATGAAGTACCAGCTGGATCATTTTTCATCGAATCATATAAAAAGCGTTTTGCTTGCACACTTGCATTAAAGTATGGTATAAATGTTTCCATAGCTGTATAAGCTTCTCCTTTTTGTGCGAAATCTGAAGTATCTCTCGCAGAAACAACAGCTGAAGTATAAATATCTTTTAATAATTGATTAACTTCAAAATCTGTTTTATTCGAATGCAAGGCTCTAAATTCAGCTTCATTTTTAACTCCTGCTTTTTTAAATCTATTTTTAACTCCTCTTTCAAAAACAGCCAAACGTGTACCCATTTCAGAAGCATCTTGTATTGCTTGTAATTTAAAAATACCAACCAATTGCTCTAACGTATTTACAGTTCGTCTATCCAAACGTTGAGTAATTAAATCAAATAGTTTTGTTCTACGAATATCTCCTTGTGTATTCAACATTTCCATACTACCACCATACTCAATGTATTTCTGCATTGCGTTATGCTGATAGTCTTTACCAAAAAGATTCATACCTCGATCAATCAACATTTTACCTGCATTCTTTCCAGAACCAACAGAAATATTGAATAAGTTTAATAACAAATTATCTCCATATTCATTAGATAAGGTTGCTACCGTAAATATATCTCGTGGTGTATTGACAATAAAGAAAGTTGGATTATTACCTGTCGCAACCATTTTAAGTATTTTAGATGGAACTCCTAACACATCATAAACAATATCCCATTTGCTTGCAACATAAGTTGCTCTAAACGAATCTGCAAAATCTTGCTTCATAAAAACTGATTTCTTTTCGCCTTGATCAGTATAGTTAACTTCTACAAAACCTCTGCCCGCTTCTTTTTTATCAAACGTAACTTGTTTTTCTAATTGCTCAAAATACTTGATTTCTGCTTTTTCTTTTCGTGTTAAATCTTTCGGATTCTTTGATTGTAAACTCTCAACACGATTTTTTTGTGCTGTCATTTCTTTTTGCAACGAAAGCATTGTATTGTTACGAGCAATTGCATTCATCGTCACTTGCGCTGTACGAGAAAACAAATACTCAGAATCTGTAACCAGCAAGCCATCATAACCATCAGTTAACGATTGTATAGCTTGTTTTGCATTTTTAGATTCAGTTGAATTTTGCTCTAAATAATTGCCATCTTCATCTTTCATAAAATCAATGTATTCTCTACGTTGATAGTCCAATGAAATAAGCTTATCTTTTAGTTCAGATGATATAACTCCATTTTCTTCCAATAAATTCAACATCTCTTTGTGTTCATCAAAATACATTTCAGCACGTTCATTTAACTTATTAAATTGTTGACTTCCTAATGTATTTTCTAAATGCTCTAAATAGATTTCTGCCTTTTCTTGATTAAGATTTCGCATATGCGTAACAAGTGGTAAACCATTTGCTATTCTATCTTGATCAATCTGAATAATACGTTTCAACATGATGATTTCATTTAAAACAGAAACATCTTTACTGCTCAAACCTTTATATATTTTTTTCGCACGAGAATCGTAAAACTCTTTTGCTTTTCCTGTTGCACCGCGTTCAACATGAATATAATTACGCACAACTTTCAATCCTCCATCAACCAAAAGCTTAGTAGCTTTCCCTTGATTATCTACAAAGTTTTTTCGAATGTTTGCAATCATTCTTTTGAAGTATACAGAAACATTAATTTTAGCTTTCTGTGCATCTTCAGCATCTTTAAAAACTTTTTCAACTTCTGCAACAACATCTTTCTTTTGTTTATTCTTAGTACGCTCACGTTCAATTATATCTTTTGCAATTCGTTGATCTCGACTATTTTTATACTTAGGTAATATCGTAGATTCACTTTTGTTTTTTGCAAGTTCGCGTAAAACTTCTGCTTCTATTTCTGCTCTTGGTTTTTGTGTTGGCGTTTTTTCATAACCAATTTTCAAATGTTTAATAAGATTGGTTTCTAAATAATTCTTTTCTTCTTGATTTAAGTTTTTATACCATTCTTGCTTCTTCAAATAATCCAACCCAACATCTATTACCTGCTTTGTCGTTTTGTAATGATCCATTTTATCACGCATCAATTCAACGATTTTCTTATGCAGTTTTTCTGGAAGTTTCGTTGGTACTTGATGATTGGTGTTTGCAGGTGTTAAATTAACCGTAGTTCCTGGCGCAATTCCTTGATTATTGTTTTGTGATGATAATTGTACAAGAGTTGAAGTTTGTGCGCTTGCGTTAAACAATTGTTTTCCTTTTAACAAATCATTACTAATTCCTTCTGCTAATTCTTGCAAAGTCGCATTCTGGAATTGTTCAGTAGTCCATTGATGAACATTCGGAGTTGATTTTCCGAAAATACCTTTGATATATTCAAACAAATCATTGATTGCATTTTTGATTTTAGATACTAATCCTGCATCTTTTTTTGCCCAATAGTTTTGTTCACCAATATTACCAATTTGTCTTGCTAAAACTTCTTCTGCAATTTGATTTTCTGTTGTTAAATGAGAATAAGCCGAATCATTTCGAACTTCTTCCATCGCTTGTTTATCCTGTTTAACAATTTCTAAAACTTGATTGTAAACTTCTGGATTTTGTTCTTTTGCAAGGTTGGTCCATAAATGCCCATACTCATGGATTGGTGTATTCGCATTAAGATTGTTTTGATCGATATAAATTGTACCATCAGGAAATATTGCACCAAAGATGTTTCCGTCTTTTGTACGCATGAATGTAATCTCACTCTCACTCAACCCCAACTCTTTCAACTTCGCTTTAAATTCAGCTTCAGAAGTAATAATTTTATTCTTACCTCCAAACGCTTTTTTCAATTTATCAATTAACTGCTTGAATGCTTTTTGTGATAACTTACGGAAATTTTGATTCCCTTTTTGAAATGGTAAATCATCGTAAAAATCTTCGTTGTAAACCATTTCTAATTCTTGGTTAAAATCATCAAAAGATAAATCAGCATCATTTATTGGTAGATTTTCTGTTTCAACTTCTGTTTGGTTCTCAGCTTGTCGATTAGTAAATAAGGCTAAATTTTCATTGGTTGCAGGAATACCAGAATATTTCTCGAAATTTTCTTTCAACGATTGCATTTCAGACGATTCGTGTTTTGCCCAATACTCTCTCGAACTTGGATTGTTTAAAATAAAATCGACTACATCTTGTTCTGTAACTCGTGGTTGATTGGCATTATAATCGCCATACAATTCGGTTTCAACTTCCATTGCAATTTCATCTAAACCTTTCCCGTTTTTAGATAAATAAGAAGCATCAATACGTTTATCGATTTGATTTTTATCACCAAACTTGATGAATGAAGATTTTTTCACAGATTTATTTCTAACCTTTTCAGCAATCTTCGTTTCAACATCAGATCGTGTATTATTAGAATCATCTATTTCTTTTTGTTGTGATATAGTTTCAGCAATTTCAGTAGGATTTTGACTATTCTGAATAACATAATCAATTACTTGACCTTCGCTTTCCATATTCAATCCCTCTCTATCTAAAACTCGCTCAGATTGATCAAAAGCACCTTCGCTAATTGCTTCTTTTATAACTTTTCGCTTAGTTGTTTCATTTACTATTTTTCCACTTTCTGTTGTTACAATAGGTTTGTTTTCTTTATCAAATCGTAGACTATGTTCTCCATTAGAAAAAGCAGTATTATTCTTATAATCAAGCAATTCATTAACAATCAATTCTTGCGATTTAAATTGCTCACTATCCTCCCCATATTTTTTTCGGATATTTTCTAAAACTAATTCTTGATCCGAAATTTCTTCATTCAAATTAGCTTTACCGTTGTTTACATCTTCTATTGTTAAGGAAACAACTGTTGATTGTATTGGTTTTGATTTTGGATTTTCTACTTCTTGTTCCTGTTCTACTATTTTTTCTTTTGTAGAAACAGTTTCAGTTTGTTTAGACGATTGCAACTCTGCATATGCTTCTTTTCCTTTTGTTTTATTCTCAGAAATTTGTGTATCAATTGAAGTAATTTCAGCATCTATTTCAGCAATACGTTTTTGCGTTTCATCTGTTTGCTCTTGTATTTCTAACGCTTCCCTTTCATCAATCAATGCTAATTTATCTTCTCGTAATTTTTTGCGTTCAGCTATAACATTTTCATATACTTGTTGTGGAGAAGTAGATTCAATCGTTTCATTTGTTTGTTGATTAGATTGTTGATCTGAACGTGTAGGAACTGGATTGACAATTCCATTAATCTGTTCATCAATCAATTTTAATTCATCGTTATATTCTTGATGAAAGGATTTATCAACATTAGCTTTTTCAACTTCTATTTCATCTCGTTTAGCTAATAAATCAATAACTTTTGGCAAATCTTTTTCAGCTACTTTTGAAGGAATTTTTGTTGAATATTTCTTATAATTCTCAACGTTCTTTTTTAACAATTCTGCTTGTTCAGTAGTCGTAAATCCAGATTCAACAAACGTATTAAGTTGAGTTGAAAACGATTCATAATTATCACCTAATATCTTGTAACGTTCAAAATTGTCTATCGAATAATCTTTTGCAGATCCAATACTCGCTAATGCACTTGCTGTACTAAATGCTAAAACAGAATTAGTAATAACATCTTCAATCCCATAATCTTCTTGTAATACTTTTTTGTTTATTCGTGTATTAATCTCACTTCCTTTCAACGATTGAAAAAAGTTTTCAAAGTTTTCTTGAACAACTTCGCCTAAACCTTCCTTAACAGATTCACCTGCCACAGATAGTATTTTATGACTTAAAGTTTTCTTTGCAACTTCTAATCCTTGAGTATTTGCTAATTCAATAAACTCTTTTGTAAGTGTTTTAATATTGTTCCCACCAACTAAACCTTGAATAGCTTTAGGGTTATATGAAAAATTACTTGTTACTGCTGTAACAGCCATTGCAGAAATACTCGCTTCACTGGCTAAAGATTTGGCTTCATTATCAGAAACTCCTGCATCTCGTAATTGATTCAATGTATCTTCATATACACTTGCTCCAACAATAGAACTGTTCACTAATGTACTACCAATTAATGTTGATTTTTCACCAACAGATAAACCTCTTAATCCTTTTCCTAAAATACCGCCACCATAAACTTGCGTAACTAAATTACCTAAAACACCACCTCCTGCAATTGTAGCATTTCGACCAGAAAAAAAAGAACTTTCCTCTTTTGATTGAGTAACTAATTTCTTAAAATCATCCGTATCTAAACCAATTTTATCAGAAATATTCGTAACATCTAATTTTTCATCAGCATCATAAATCCTTCCATCATTAGAAACAATGTAATTTGAACCTTTATAATTTACCTTTTTGCCATTTGCATAAACAGAAGAATTTAATGAAGATGTATAAGTATCATTCATATAGTTTTTGTTCATACGAACTTCCTCTGCCAAATCATTATTATTTAAATAATCTGCAACAGATGCCACAACATCCATTGCACTTCCAGCAACCCCTCTAAAAAAACTACCTCCGAATTTATCAGCATTCGTACTTCCTTTTCGTTTGGTTGTATTGTTTTTAGAAGAAAGATAATCATCCGCTTCACGCTGAATTTTATCTTGCATAGCCTTATCAAATTCTGGTAAATTTGTTTTAGTCCAATTTTTAAGATTATCGTTTAAAGTATTTAACTCAGAAATTATTTTACTCTTTTCTTCTTCTGTTTTGGCATATTTTAATTTAGAATTTAAAAACCCTGAACGATCATTTAAGTAACCTCCAACAACTTTAAATATTTGTTGTTGGCCCATTTTTTTAGCATCACTTAAATTATTTGTGTTTGACAAATACTCATTCAAAGTTCCACTATCAGCAAGAGTTTTAAAAGCTTCATCTTGATTAACTTTTAAATAAGTATTGAAATCTTCACGATTAATTCCAAATTGTTCTACATTAGGAAAATAGATTGAATAATCTTTTCCTTGAGGTAAATTAGAAAGGTTATCATATTTATATTCACGGTCTACAAAAGCAGGTTTACGCTCATCATCAATTTGCTTTTCTGTTTTTTGAACGTATTCCTCCTTCTGTAAATCACCAAATTTTGTAGCAGGACTTTTTGATAAAACTTTCATCTTATCTTTATAGTTCAAACCTTGAGTTAATCTGACTTTATCAGCATTTTTCTTTTCAGTATTTTTATCCAATAAATTATCAGAATAACTCTTAGTTTCAACCTTTTTTTCTTGACCTATTTTAGGTCTTGAAACTTCATTACTTATCGCTTGATTTTGAAAGTTTCTTTTTACCTTATCAGTATTTAGAACATCTGGAATATTTTTACCTTGACCTTTGCCAACCGATGAAGAATTCCCATTCGCCAAATTTGATACAGATACCGAAGCTTCTTTTTTTTTTACAGGTTGATCGAAAGATACTTTTGATTTGTATTCTGGATATTTTTCAATCATTTTCTTTGCAAGAACAATATCATCTACATCTTTATATTGAGGATATTTCTCTTTAATTGTTTTTGCAAATTGTTGAGGAGTTATTGGATTATTAGTTGAGTTTTCCATTTTATTCGTTTTATTATAATCCCAAACCTAAAGGATCATTATTATTTTTATTTCTACCATTCAAAGCATTCATAACATCTTTGGCATTAACACCAGCTTCGTTTAATAAGACTTGCTTATTATTAACTTCAACTGTATTTGCCCCATCACTTGCATAATATCGCATAACTCCATTATCATTTGTAACAATCATAGAATTTGCTTTTATTGTGCCTGCATCTCCTGCTACTTCAAAGCCTTTTTTTAATGGATAAGTAACTCCATTATTTCCAGCAAATTTTACATACTGATAACCTCCAGAATTTTGAGTATCTTGTCTTATATCATGATTTACTTTTTTTGCATTTGTATCTGCATTTTTTTCTGCTGTTTTAGCATTTTTCCAACCAATTGCTTCTTGTTGTTTATTATGGCGCATGCTTTCATTAGCATTTATCAACTGAACATTCGCCTCGTCTTTTACTTCTTCTTTGTAAGTTGATTGTACATTATTAACAATATTATCTACTAATTGATTATATTGTTCAGAAGTAATATTTTTCAACTCGTTCTCATCAAATCCCATATGATCAACCAAGATAGAAATACCTTGATTGGTTAATTTGTCTTTTGTACCAACTAACTGTTTTACTCGATTTTCAACCATAGGCTTCATATCATCAAATTTTTGAACAGAAATAGTTCGATTACCTTTATCTTTAACTTCTTTTACAGAACCTAAATTCTTAGAGAAATCAGACAAATAAGTATCATAATCAAATAACTCAATAGCTGTACCCGATAAACCATGTTTATTCAAATAATTTGTATCAACAATATCATAACTACCATCTTCTTGCATGATGACTAAATAATCGGTACCATTGATACTTTGATAATCAAATTGCCCTTCTGCTAATCCATAAAATTTATTCAATTGCAATCGGTTAGCCTTAGAATATCTTGCTGGTACTGTTTTACCATTTTTATCAACTGTTGCCTGCATTCCTGATTGCAAATCTTCAAATCCTCTTTTGATAGTAGATAACGTTTGCGCCATATACTTTGGTCGATTTTTCAATTTTTGAAGTTGCGCTAACTTTACAGGATCATTCATATAATCAGGATCTTTAACAATTTCCGCAATCTCTTGTTTTGTATTCATCAAAGAAGAAGTTAAAGCTTCATCAGGCTGTTTAAACCCTGTATATTTTGCATATTCATCCAACGAGGACAACTCCCCATTTATAGCATTCCTAAGAAGTTCGTTCTTTTTCTGTTTATAATAATCCTTTCGCTCAACATGTTCCTCCTCTGCACGTCTATTTTCTTGCATTTTAAGATAAATATTCGTTGCATCAAGTATTCCTTTTGTGAAATCAACATTGCTTTCTCGCTGTTGTTGCAATGCTGAAAAATTTCCTTTAACTGCCATTACACTCCTCTATTTCTAAATTTTTGAAACGTATTATAAAATCCTGCACTACGCAATGGGTCATATGGAATAGATGGATTAAACGCATTTGTTGCCGATGGATAATACCCTTGTTGTTGTGGCATTGTCGCCATTGTTCCTTGTGGTGTAACAGAAGATGATATTGGAACTTCTGTTCGTACAACAGTAGCTCCATTGTTAGGTGCAATATTATTTAAACTCAATCCATTTGAAAGACTACCATTTCCTGTGTTTAACATTTTTTGATTCTGCATTGCTCCAGCAACACTCATTGCTCCTGTCATTGCGCCATTAATAGCTGAACCCCATGCTTGATTCGAATTATTTTGAGCAGTTGTCATTGCGCTTCCTAAGCCTGCCAAATCGCCTTCCTCTCTTCGTTCTTCCATTTGCATAACCATTGCTTCACCTTCTGCTTTCTTATTTTCATTGTTGATGTATTGCTGATCAAGATTTGCAGTAACTTGTTGATTCAAATCATTCGTATTCGATTGAATTTGTGATAACATTCCTAACCCATTGATTCCTCCTCCTTGCATTGCTTCTACCATATTAACAGAGTTTCGTGCATTTTCTTGTAAAGCTAAATCTGTTCCTTTACGACTAACTTGTAAATCTTCGTAAGGATTTTTCAATTCTTGACGATCGTAATTATTGATTGCTTTTTCGTATTCTTTTCGCTTATTGTTTTCACTTATACCTTTAGCTACTGACATTCCAACTCCTACTGCGGCTATAGCTGCTGATGTTATTACTCCCATTATGCTATTATTTTTATAAATTCATAAGATGGTTGTTCATCTCCTTTCCAACCATTTTGTTTGTATTTATCAATCAAACTCTCACTTGCAGTTGTTGTAAAACAAACACTTGCTCCGTTTATTTTTGCAAAATATTCCAACTGATTAATCAACTCTATCATAAGATCATTTCGATCTTCTCCTCGATATGATTTATTAAACACAACATATTCTACCCAAGCAATTGAACTATTCGTACGATAAACAAAACCACATCCAATTGGAATTTTATCTTTATACAACATCAATCCTCCTGTACCATTATCAGGTAAGCAACTTTGTGGCATAAAAGGTGAATGATGATATTCTTCCCACCATTTACTAATCGTAGGATAATCTTGTTCTGTAAGTTGTAATATTTCTATCATGGATTGCTTTTTGAAATTTCTGCATTAACATTGTATAATTCTACCTTTTGATTACTATTGATAGACATATCAAATTGTAAATAATAACCTCGCATACTTCCTCCTGTTATAGATGTGTTTTTCTTCGAAAAAAGAAAATCATTCGGAACTGGCATTGTATCTATTGTTGTAAACTTTAGTTTATTTCCTTCAATTGATTCAACTTCTCCTAACAAAGTTTCATTATTATTGATATATACTTTATCACCAATTGAAACTCCAGATGGAATATCATTTTTCATAATGATAGTAGATGAAAATACAGAGAAAACCTCCCCAATTCCATGAACGGAAAGTGAATTAATATGCTCTTTTGTATTTCGCTTTATCACAGAATACCATTCATCTTCTATATATCGGAAATCATCTTTTTGAATAGAGGTTTCTGTTAAATTGGTTTTCATAGAAATTGAATCCCATGCAGTATTACCTTCTATATTAAATGCATTGTAAACCTTTACATCAGATGGATAATCATTAAACAATGATACAATACGACTTGGATAAGAAACACCATAAAAAGTATTGTATTCAGAAGAAATATTATGTTCGTAAAATACACCATCTTTTATTCCAACCAATCGATTGTTTAAATTAGTTAACTGATCGGAAACAAATGAATACTCACAACTCCAACCATTTCCTCTATCCGTATAAGCGATTGTTTTAGTATAATCTTCTGACCTTACTGTTAAGATATATTCTTTATTTTCTGCATCAAACGAACCATAAAATTTTGAATCAAAATGTTCTCGGCACATCGAAATAAAATCATTCGAAAGCATATCTCTACGGATATTCTCTCCTTCATAGTAGTAACCATAAATATCATTCAAACCTGCTTCAGTCAATTTTAATGGCGTTCCTCTCTTACGATCAATAAAAAAGATTGAATTTCTATTCTTTACAATTGATTCGGGACTTGTACATCCATATTCTCCAGTATAAGGTATTTGATCCCCAAACATCAAATCAGATGCTCCAATATTAGCTGTACCATCTTGATTGAATAATGCTTTTTTACCATATAACAAATTAGATACCTTATCATTCTGAAAAACAATCAAGTTATTATCTTTTGATATAGAACGAGTAATTTCTCCATAAGAATCTTCTAATTTCTTGAAGTTTGCTAATGCAGGATTAAATTCATTTAAACGATTAATACTTGTTTCTTCTTCATAGTTTCCGCTCCATGTTAAAGACGAAAATTTATGCTCTTGTTTATATTCATCATTTAATACAGTAGTTGGTCGTAAATCAGTTGTTAAGGCATTTCCTATAAAATCATCTTTTATACGGTAACTTTCAACTCCATTGTTATAAGAGAAACAATTGAAAATATCTAATAATATTTTTGCATCTTCTGTTTCACTTTGATTCTGAACATTTCCTAAATGAAGATTATTTTCAATCTTGAATGTTTGGCCAGTTTCATAATACAAATCAACTGTATCAGTTTTCTTGTCCGTTTCAAATAAAATAGATCCACCATCTACATTAAACAAATCAATACGAATAGTTGTAATTACACTTTTACCACCACTACCACCTCTATTTGAACGAGCAAAGAATTTACTTCCATCAGAACTAAATCCGTAACCTACACCATAAATTCCCTTAGAATTAGTTCCATGAAAAGTATATTCTTTTCCAAATCTTCCTAAGTCTGTAACTTCCTTCTCAAACCATTCTTTGAAACTATCTGCTGATTCTTGAACATCAAATTCTTTTTCATATTCATAATTGAAACTTGAAACCCCACCCAAATTCGAACTATTTCGTTTGAACTGAATGTAAATTCTAATTCTACTTCCTGCTCCAATCTTTATAGGTGTCTTAACTCCATCTATTACCGTAGAAAACTCAGGTGACGTATAAGTTTCAACAGGTGACATAGTGTGAGAACCTCCTGTAAACTCTCGCAATGTTCCCTCTCCATAATCAAGATTAAATCCTCGCGGTTTTATTTTGATATATAAGCCAGCTGATTCCTTGATTTCATTTCCTGTCGCTAATTCATTGTCTGATATAAAATTCTCGGGTTGTGATTTTACTTCTAAAACCTTTGTTTTTACTAAATTTTCAATCAAACCATATTTATCAGATTTGATGACAATAACATCACCTTCTTCTATCTTATTTTTATTCGCTCCTTCAACTTTTAACCATCGGTATAAACCTTCTTCGTAAAAAACAGTACTGAAAAAATTTTGATAAGATTCTTTTACTGATTTTAAAACAAAACGATAAGATGTCGCCCACTTAGGTGGTTTATTTTTCAACAATACCTCTATTTTATTATTACTCGTACTTGCAGAAATCGGAATGAATAACGTGTTATTTTTACATACTTGCGTACTCGATTGGCGACCGAAATCATCCGCATAAACAAGACCTAATTCATAATCTCGATTTGATTTTAAAGAACGGAAACTTCCTAATGAAGATAATTTTATAGTGGTATTACCATCATCAAATAATTTGAAATTTTCAGTCGTTACGTATTCATAAGCTGGATCAGTTTCTTCTCCTGGTAATTCCACTACTTCTAAATTAAATGAATCTACTTTGTAAACAGCTCGTGGAGTAATAAATTTTAACACGTTATCTATTCGATCAGATAATACAGATCCAATTAAATGATCAAAGTAACCAAACGAATGATTTGGTAAACGAACAGAAGTCCAATTCAAATTATTCTCAAATTGTTTGTTTATTTCTGTTGTTAAAAACTGAACAAAATCAATTCCTTCTTGTATATAAAACTCATCAAAGTCTTTAGCTCCATTCTTAACAAGATATGAAGTTGTAACCAAAGAATTTAATTCGTATGTTGTTTCTTTAAAACTTAATGAAATTGAAATTTTTGATCCTGAATCAAATACAACATCTGTAAAATCTAATGAAAAAGTAAAGAGATCTGATGTGTATCCAACTACAAGATCTTTATTTGCTTCTTGTATTAATTTAAGTTCATAATCTACTGATACTTTATCATCATTCGAATCAATCATATCATAGCCTTGTTTATAATTTGATAAGACCAACGAATTTCCAATAACAGTTAAATCACGCGCAACCAATGGTACATTATCATACAAACGATACAATTCCTTTTCAGGAAGAACAGAATAAATTTTATTGTTGAAAAAAGGAATAGAAACTTCTTCATCATCTACCCAACCTTCCTTCGACTTCTGGTAACTTTGGATTTTATAAATAGTATTATTACCACTTTCTCTATAAACTAAATCAATTGATTTTACTCGCTTACTACCTGTATTAAAATAAATGTCAATTTTATTATAACGGTTCACCATACCTTCATTTTCCATTGTATCATACTTCAAATAAAAGTCTTTAGGCTCAAAACCAGCCAATGAAAATGGTGATAAGGCAGAATATTCGCCATCTAAATATTGATAACGATAAGCAAAATGTAAAAATTTATCTTCAATAAAATTTTCTTCAAAAGTATCTGTATAAGACAACTCTATCTTTGGCTCAAAAATAGGTGGCTTTTTTATTAAACAAATATCTTCTTCCTCGAAACCTCCTATTGAAAATAATTTACAACGTGATACATTAATAAAACGAATGGGATTTAAGTTATCTGTCCATGCTAAATATTTATTACCTGTAACAGAATCTTTGATAACATTTAATTCATTGACTAAATAAGTTGCATCTAAACCCAAATCTCCTTGCAACACTCGACTTAGTGTCTTTTCTTTATAATTGTATTCAACTAACAAATCAGCTTCATCTGTTTTAAATAAAACATAAATACACCAATCATCAGTATCTCTTCCTTCTCCTATTACAATTGGGTTTGTAAAATCAACACCATTATTTAAACTACTGATAGAAGATAACAATACTGTACCTTTTATATTAGTAACTACACCGCCAGTACCAGATTCATTTATATTAACTCGTATATTTTCAGCATGAATATATTGACCATTCGGAACAATTCGCTCATCCGTGTCTTTATTCATTGTACCATTAGAAAAATACCTTGTTACACGCATAATTAATTAGTATAAATGTTTCGTAATTCTGTCAATGATAATGGATTCAATCTGTTTTTTGCAATTCGTTCTGAATTGTAAAACTCTTGTCTTGCACTTATTTTTTCATTCTGAGGAACATTTCTATTATTCGAAATCAATTTCCAATAAACATAATTGTACAAAGCATCTTCAGCAAATTTGTGAATCTTATCTTCATTAGATCCATCTGAAAAATATTCAACTAAAAACAATTCAGAAGGCAATACATTTAAAAAAGCTATCGTTGCATTAACTTTATCAAAAACATAATCCCCTTTTGCCAACAAATTTTTGTCCTTACATCCTAAATCGAAATTAACTTCTTTCACCTTTGGTCGTGTACTTTCTGTACGATCAGCTTCCAATGGTTTATCTTCATGGTCCAACAATAAATTGTATTCATGATCTTGTAAATAAGATGATCCAAGTGTAGTGCGGTCATCTTTAATCAATACATGCGCATTTCCTTTTTCATCAACGTATGATAAACGTACTAATCCTACAAAGTCAGATGGTAAGTAAATTAAACCATTCGCAAACATCTCAACTTCAATTGCTTTTATTTCTTTCAATGTATTAAAAGTCAATTCTTGCAATCCTTTTCTTGCATGAAATAAAACCAATGTTGGATTTTCATTCACTACATAAGAATCTTGTCCTTGTGATAATATAAAATCATTCACAAAATCTTGTATCGAAATGTATTGAAAGAGTGGATTGTGATTTGGATTTTCTGTAGACATAATTTAATTACATATTTTCTTTTTGGAATTTCTTATCTTTTAATAATTCCATAACCTGATTAACTTCATTATCCTTTAATCTGATTCCAATTAAAGAACACAAACTATATACAATAGATGGAATTTCAGTTTCATGCAATTCCACATCTTGAAAATCACCTGCAGATGGATTAAACACATATCCATTCCCAATTTCTCTATAAGTCCATTTTGGTTTTTTAGGAAATCGAATTCCTGATAAAATAGCTTTACCAGAAGAAACAGGGACAAATGAAAGGAAATCTCCATCGAATACACAAACAGGAAATTCAGCTGTTGGCCGTGTACGTTTAGATTGATTTATTCGTGTCAAACCATGTTCTAAAATAGTTACAGAAACATCATTTAAACTTATAGAATCAATGTAAGCAACGTCTTTTGGTTTTGATGATAAACCTTCTACAATTGCTACCTCTTTATTAAAGAAACGAAATGTACTTAGCTTAGAACTTATACCAAGAGTAGCATCTGCCAAGCCTTTAGATCCTAATCCTCTGTTATTTTGACGTACGCTTTGCTTGTATTTATCCAAATACTCGTTAAATAATTCTAAAATAGAAACATAAAGCAAATCATCAAATTCAGGAGGAGTTAATTCCCCCCTCCCTTCTTTGTTTGTAATTACATTTACTATTTCTTTGATCTTATTTATCATCAGATTTTAATCGCTGAATTAATAATTCTTTATGTTCTTTGTTTTCTTCAGTTGAAAAGAATTTAACCGCAACTTTTATCGCATTCGATGTCTTAGCTTTTACCACTACTTTTTCTTTATTGACACCCCATTGTATTTCAAGATTATCATCTGATACAATTAAGATTTGTTTTTCAAAAGCAGTTGTAATTTGAGCTTCTAAACTTGTTTCTTCTTTCGAATCATCGCTCCCTAATTTTGAAATAATATCATTCGGGTTTTCTTTTGAAAACAACAACAAGTTTTGCTTAATAATCGCAATAGATTCATCTTGTAAACTCGGAATTAATACTCTTACAGCATCAGCTAATTCAGCTTCTGTTGATTCAAAAATTAATTTCTTCGCTTCGTATTCTAATTGCTCTTTTTCTACAATAGAATTAGCTTGTTCCTTCAAATCAATTTCTTTGTAAACACGACCATTTTTTTCGTTCTTACGCAAGAATTCAATTAAAACAGGATTCAATTCTTCATCAACTTCCAAAATACCATTGGTGAAAAATATCTTGGTAGGTACACTATCTTTATTTTGTTCGTCTTTCCAAACTTTTGATTCAGTTTCACAGTATCTCATTTCTCTGCGTATTCCTTTATCAATAACCATCAAATTATTAGTGTTGCTATGATTTCCAGATATGATTGTAGTTGGAGAAACATATCTTCCTTGAATTTCAAATCTAACTTTTGCCATTTAATTTTTTTTTTTTTTATAGAATAAAATGTAGGGAGAATGAACTCCCTACATTATGTTTAATCTTCAAATATTACCATGTTATTTGTACCTGCTAAAACTGGTGCAAATTCAGATAACATTGTAACTTTCTTCGCGTCTAAATCTTTATCTGCAGCATCTGGATCAATGTACATATAACGATCTTCACCATCAGGACCTTTAGAAGAAACTGCATGAACAAACGGTACTGTTTTACTCGCATTGTTATTATCAGTTTCATACACACTTGTTCCTCCCATTGGCATCAACAATCCGTGTACTTTTCCTGTTCCTTCTAATCCTCCTAAACCTGTTGGATCATTTAAGAATTTCCATTTTGTTTTAAGGAAAGTATAACCTCCAATATCAAATCCTCTGAAATCCATAGAATAAGCATCTTCTTTTCCATTTTGGAACATACCATATCCTAATTCTGTTTCAGCTTTGATTGAACGTGTAAAATCTAAATCAGATTTTGTGTTTAACCACAACATATTTGTTGCAATTGCTCCTTGTGAATCTAATACCGCAACAATATCATCCCAATCTGTATTCAAAGAAGGGAATCCCTTGTATGAAGTTCCTCCTTTACGAACTTGATCAAAACCACCAATTGTTTTTCCATAACCTGCAGTTGCCATAGCTGAACCAGCTTCTGCTTGTTGTGTTAACCAGAATTTTGCTTCACGTTGATTCAAGAAACGTGTTTTTAATTTTGAATTTTTTAAAGTCCAAAACCAACCTTCTTTTCCTCCAGTTTCTACTTTTACCCATAAAATTTCTGTTGCGTGAGTTTTCGAAATAATATCTGAATCTTTTACGATTGTTTTTGTGTTAACATACGTATCAAAATTCGGATCAAGACCTTCTTCCATTCCATAAGTACCAGGTAAGAACTCAGTTCCTGCTAATACTGACACAACTAAATCAGCAGTACCAACAGTAAATCCAGCTGATAATGGTGAAACTACTGTAAAAGTATTTCCTGCAACTGCTGTTACTAAACCATATTCTGTTACAGTTCCATCAGAAACTAATACATTTTCATTTTTACGGATGGTGTGACCTGCTTTTGTGAACACATTAGCGGCTCTTGTTACACCTGTATATTTTAGGTGAACTCTACGATCTTCTGCCCAACGCACAACTTGTGATTGTGTATAAACGACAGAACCAATTTTTTCTAAGATACCTGTAACTAAACCATTTCCGTAGATTTGATTTAACCCTGGCAATCCATCAATTTGAAACATTTTTAACGCATCATAGTCAGAAGCATTTAAAAAGTTTTGTGGCATTGCAACTTTTTTCTCATAAGGAGTTGCGCCAATTCCTGCTAATTTATTTAAAGCCATTTTTAATCTTTTTTAGTATTAATTATGAATTAATCGTCTAAAAGATTATCACCGCTGTTTGCCTTTATTCTACACTAAATTTGATACCTGTTGCAGAAGAATTCTGTTTATCTGGATTAGTATGATTAACTTTTTTCAAATCATTTTTCACCAAATTCTCAGTTGCAGAAGAAGCACCTTGTTCGTATGCCATTCTAAGAATTTCATTCATATTCGTTGCAAAAGCAATCGTTCTGAAAAACTCTTTCGAATCTTTAAAACTAACATTACCATCTTCTGAAATTTCTAAATGCTTTTCAAGTAATTTATTTGTGTCTTTTTGAACATCTATTGTTCTTTGTAGATTTTCTTTTGTTGGTGCATACGTCAATGAAACATCTTGTTTCGCTCCATTTTGGTCAATAACATCAAAACTAAAATCAAATCCTTTAAAGTCTTTATAGTTATTCTCTAACTCTTGAATATATGTTGCTCTTGCTTTTTCACCTTGTTTTTGAAACTCTTTTTGTTGTTCAAGCATTTCAAAAGCTTGTTGATATTCTTGTGGAATTTCTGGAACTTCTACATCATTTTTCGCAGTCGTTTCACCAAAATTATCACTCAAATATTTTTTCGCAGTCGCAATTTCTTTTTTATATTCTCGTGTTTTTCTACTTTTTATAGTATCCTCATCAAACTCCTCAAAACCGAAATTGTCGTTAATTTCATCTTCAATTTCTTGATCGCTATAATAAGGGTATTTTTCTTTTAAATAAGTGCGTAAGGCTAACTCATCACTTTCATTTTTCCAATCTTTGTGAAGTTTAAAATAATCCTCTGGACTTCTATTATTTTTTTCAGCCCATGTATATGCATCATTCTTTACTTCCTTCTTTTCGGTAATAGATGGATTTATTTCCTCAGCTAATTCAGCTTTTTCTTCTGAAACAGAAGTAGTATCAACCTGATTTTGCAGATAATCCAATGGATTAAAATCAGTAGAGTTATCTTCAGTCGTTTCGTTTTCTGTTTCATTAGCAGTAGAATTTTCTACCTCATTTACAGTATCAACTTCATTTTCTATAGTAGGTTCTTCTGTAGCTACTTTAAACTCAAAAACATTATCTTCCATACATGATTGTTTTTACAAATTTATAGATTTATTTTATATTAATTACGTTTGTTATAAATTTATTTTATAAAGTGAAATTAGTATTCATTCCAACATCTCCCATTGATATTCCATCTCCAACTGTATCATTTTCACTATTGAATTTTTTTGGTAAACCATTGTTCTTTTTTTGGAAATTTAATTCAGACTGATTACTGGCTTTTATATTTTCTCTTTCATCTTTTCTATCTTCACGGTAAATTTCCTTTTCAGCAATCATTCCCTGCTCCATATTATACAAATCTTTCTTATACATAGCTTCTCTCTCCATTAAGCCATGTTTTAATTCAGCTTCCTTTTCCAATACAATTAATTCTTTTTGTGTTTCTGCTTGTATCAATTGAAGCTTACCTTGTATATTCATTTGATCTGCTTGCATTTTTGCTTCAGATGCTGATCGAGAAATATTAATTTGCGATTCCTCATTCATCTTTATTTTTGATTGCTCTTCTTTTTGTTTCTGAATGCGATTTCGCTTAATTCTGGTTTTTAATAATTGAGAAGATTCTTTATAATTTTCGATTTCTAAAATGTCAATTTTATCAGTTACATCAATTAATCCTAAATTAATAGCCGATGAAATATCATTCATTAAATTTTGATATTCTTCTGCATCTGGCTTTAATTCAAATACAATACCTGTTTCGTATGCACCAATATTTGATAATGATTCTAACTGACTATAACTATAATCACCAATACTATTACGGATAAATTCTTTTAAGTTTGAATACTTCTGAATATCTTTTAATCGCTCAATGGTAATAATAGACATCTCTTTCAAAATATTCAAGATTCCTGTTCGTATATGTCTTGTAGCTTGATTCGAGTTTAAAGAAGCTAATTTCTGAACACTATACAAAGCATCACTATCTGGATTCTCTGCTTGCTGATTCGCTCCAATTGCTTGCACCATTAAAGATAAATTATCACGAATATCATTTGCAAGTAAAGCAATCTTGTCAGAATTTGAACTTGTTGCATTATTACGAATTGATTGTGAATATGAATTAGATCCATCAGAATTTAAACTTCGAGATATTACATTACCAGTTTCTTCAAAAAATTTAACCGCAGCTAAAGGTGTAAACGCTTTTCCATCTCCCAAATCAATTTCTTGTAAAGCATCTGGATCAATCACAACTCCATCAGGTTTTATTTTACCTTTTAAATGTTGAATTTTTAAATGAGATAATTGAATATTATCAATTGGTTTTATCATTCGACCAACAAGCGAATCATATTCTCCTTCATAAATATTATGAGCATACAAAGAAAAAGGTGGAATGGATTTGTGTAAGGAATTTTCTTTACGAACCTGATTATCACATTCCTTCCATTCTAATAGAATATCACTACCTAAGATAAAAACTCCTTCAAGCCACGTTTCAATATTAGCATCAACACGTTCATGAAAATCAATGTCTTTTTCGCGTGGTAAATACATCTCATCTTTCTTAATCATTTTGAAAGATCCTGCTTTTCTTTTTTTCTTTTTGTAGATTAAATCTTTTGAAGTTTTATAATAGAAATACAAAACATCAACTTCGAAATTATCTAAATCATTAAGATTATTTTGTGGTTTGTTTCCTAAAAATGTACTAAAACTATTGGCAGATTTTTGAACAGATTCCCAATCAATTACCTTCTCTGTATTTGATGCTAACTCAGAAATAGTCTTACGTTTGATTTCGCCAAAATAATAAGCTCCTTCAAAATTTTGTGTTTTTAACAAAGGATAAATGCAGTATTCAGGATCAACATATTCCAGTTTAATGCCATTGCCAACTTCTAATCGAGATAATCCACCAGCAACTCCTAATACAACAAGATCGCGAACCATTTTAGAGGAAACTAAATCCATGTTATTGTAATTAAAAATCAACTTGATTACTTTTTCAATAGCAATTTCAATTGGCAATTTGAATTGCGTTTCCATATAAATTTCCAATTCTTGCTCATCTAATGGAATTTCATCTGGAGAAAAATTATACAAATCTATTCCGAATAACGCTTTGGCATCATCCATCATTGATCTTGATTTCATGTCAGAATAGAGTAAATCTTTGTGTTTCTTTTTCTCATTTACACCAAAATGATTAATTGCTTCAGCTTTTATACGAAACAATCGTTCTTCAACTCCATTGCAAATCTTATCAACAAATATGGGCATTAGCTTCAAAGGTTCGAAATCAAGAAACTGCCATTTTAAATCTTGATTCTCACCACAAATTATTTTTTTATAAATATCAATCGGTTGCTTTCCTATTGCATATTGTCTTTTGCGTTTAAATTCATTGTTTCGAGAATTATATAAATTATTGGTTCCGGTAAACCATTCAGATTTTATTGCAAATGCGACTTTTCTTCCATAAGCTTCATTGCACTTCTCTTGAAATGTTACGTTTTTTGAAGTTGGTGATAGTTTTAATTTTGCCATGATGATAAAGTTTTAAATCCCATATTTATTTTTTCTACTTTCTTTTCTTTTTTTGCATAAAATCCTTTGGGTTGAATAGCCAACATCGCTAAGGATGAACTAATGGTTGCATCGGATTTTGTTCGGTCTTTTGGATCAAATTCCTCCCAGTCTTTTAAAGTTCGATTGAAAGGCATAAATCCAAATTCTCCTAATGGTCTATACTCTTCAATAACTGATTCGCCTACATAAAAATTGATATAGTTTGCCAAAACTTCTACTTGTCCATTTCGTAAAACTTCTCCTCGAGATGGAACTCCTCCCAATTCTAAATCTTGACTTGTCAATTCATTGTATTCTTTATCTGGTCGATTCATGATATAATTTCGATAACCACGATCTTTCATTTCGAATAATAATCTCGATTTATCTCGTTCAGGTAATACCTGCATTCCTAAGAATACACAAGCCTTAATCACATCATCAAAAAATACATTAACATCTGGTCGTTCCACATACTCCATGAAAAATCCATATTCTGCAAATCCTACATGTTTACCACGAGAAACTGCATGAATACTACCATTAGAACCCCTACCATCTGAAGTTGTAGAAATATCGTATGGATCACAACCCAATGCTCCCATTGATATATTACCAGGATAAATTTTTCCATTTCTTTTCTCTACCTTGTTGCGTAATTCTTTTGGTGGTAAACAACTGAAATAAAATCTTCCATTTGAATTTGGTACTGCAATCACTTCACCACAATCACGCTTACCATCTTTCCATTCTAATGAATATTGTGCTACTTCGAAGAAATGACGTTCATTTGCCGACTGTCCTTTTATGGCTTGAACAAACTCTTTGTTGTATAAAATTTGTGAGTGTATATTATTGACATTGAAAGGTGAATTTCCTGAAGGTTCACGAAACGCATCTTCAATTGTTCGTGGATTCTTTCTGAAAAATTCGTTTAAAGCATCTTGATTATGCTTCAAGTCATTTGCATAATTATCAAAGTATTCAATTACTCCTTGCGTAATATTTTCTCCATCAATTCCTAAAATTGGTTTTGTAGGATTTTCAAGAACAGGATAACCATATTCATTAATGAAACCTTCAAAATTATAATACTGAGAAACGAAAATAGAATATAAACCACTTTCGGTTTCTCCATTTTTCATTCGTTTAGAAACATCCGATTTAAAATACATGGACTTCCCTTCCGCTCCTCCTAAATTAGAAGGGTTTATCGTAGATCCTGCTTTACATTTACCAATAATTTTACGACCAATACGCAAACTTTGCTTAATTACATCCCAATGCTTTTCAAAGTTTTCTGGCTTTTCCCATTTAGAAAACTCATCTTCAATAATTAGTTTTAATTTTTCTGAATCGTAAGAGTTATCTTTCGTGTTTTTCCAATTGATACGAGATCCTAAACCATTCCCAAATTCAGAAAAACCACCTCCCATATTTTTACGAGTTGACCTTCCTGAAGGTGCTTTGAAAGACCATTCTTTCTTAGGGTCATCAGAACCTTCGAACAATGGTTTAAAAAAGAATGGATAACGCTTAAATTTCGGACTTAATTTTGAAGTAAAAAATGATTTGGCATCTTCTCCCGTTTTCGATACTATACCAACCAATATATTTTCATTCTCACTTCCAACCTTTATACAGTCTGAACTTGCTTCTTCAGACCAACCTGTACGTCTTGCTTTTACTTTTATTTGTCCGTAACTTCTTTTATCTGCAACACAAGCTTCCCAATGGTAATAGGAAATCATAGAGGATAACCAAAAATCTGCATAACCAACATCAATTGGCGACCATTGCAAATACATGTAATGAAATCCAGTTATATAATGCGCTTTACCGTTTATGTAAAACCAATAACCTTCTTTGCGTCTGCGAAATTCTTCTAATATATACGGGTGATATTTATCTTTGATCTCTTTCGGTGATGATTCCAAATAACCATCAGGACCATACATCGTATTATAACGTTCTAACTCTTTTGGTAAAGGTGCACGTTTCCATTTTTGATTGGCTTTTGGTAATTCGTAACCGAAAATAGTGTCACTTTCTGGTTTAGAAGGAATGGCAATGTAGAGATTGGCAATTTTATAAATATCGCCAATAGTACCATCTTTAGATATAACAATTATATCAAACTCTTCATTATAACCATAATTCCATGACTTTGATTTATTCCTTGATTTTAAGACTTCTCGAGGAACAACTTCTACAATACTAAATAAATCGTAGTACTTAAATACTTCTTTAATTTCCTTTGGCAAATTGCTCGACATACCCTACTCCAGTTTCTATTTCTGTTGTAGACTTATCCGTTTCTGTTTGCCCTTGTTGGATAATTATTTCATATTTAATTTCTTTTAAATCTTGTTCTTTTTTATCTAAGAATTTTAGAATAAAAAAGGTATCTGATATTAAAATATGTTTTAACTGAATGTTCTTTTTTATAATAGATGGTGATAAAACTTCCTTCACAGGTTTCTCTTTTATCTCTTTCAAATATTTTTCAGGAACATCATCATAATTTTTTTGTTCTTTTTCTTTAGCAAAGATTGCTTTCTCTACAATCAATTTCAAAAAATCAAGCGTTTGGTAAGATATATCTATCCCTCTTTCGTATGCACCTTTTACATAACTAACCAACGATTTAACTTCTTGTTTTTGAACATCTTTGCTACTTGTGCTAATTTCGTGCAAAATTTTGGCTTGTTCAATTACTTCATCAAGAATTTTAAAATAATCTTCAATAGCAATACGAATCGATTCTGGCGAATTAATAATCTTGTCATTATTCAAGGCTTTTAACAATTCTTTACTTCCTTCTTTGGCAGTTTCAATTCCTGATCGTATGCGAATTAAATTTGTGTTCATAAGTTATTATGTCTTAAACCTTTTGAATAAGATTCTAAATTAATAAATTGTTCATTTTCCAAATTATTTTCTAACCAATCTATAATTAACCCATTTGGTAAATTATTATCTACATCATAAATAACATCAGAAGTATTAAAATAATAGACAGAACCAAAACTCAATACATTCAATAAATCATTATTTACAGCAAATTCAAATAACAAATTATGCTTCTTTTCAAATTCTGAAATATATTTTTTTATAATTTTATCTAATTCTTTTCTCATGTTACAATTTCTTTATTTTTTTAACCTATCAACTAAACGTGTTAAGTTTTATCGATTTATTTAACTTGATAATGTTGATAGAAACTTATTAATCCTTTTCCAAATTTCATTAAAAATATACTCCGTCAAATACGCTTGTGTTTCATCATTACTCGTATCTAATTTTACTCCTTTGATCTCGAATATACGATTGACAATATGCACAACTTCGTGAGTGATTAATGCAGGATGTAAGTTTTTTTGTTGAAATGTTACATAGATCACTTTTCCTTCTGTTGTACAAACATAAGCTTGACCATCTTCTTTTGGTATTTCATCAACAATAAACAAATGAAAGTAATGATCGTAAATTGGAACGTATATTCTATTCTTTAGAAGTGTTTTCATTTGAAGGATTTATAATATTTATACTTCATTGAAAGATTATTGTAACGATTTCTTAATTCCTTTTTTACTTCCAAGCTTACCTCTCGTAACGGGACAAAACCTAAACTATCTAAATTAAATTCGATTTTAGTTGTTTTATTTTCTTCATACAATCTTCTTCTACTTATTTTCATTTGATGGTTATTTGATTTATCATAGGCACTTGCAATCCTAATTCGTGACATTTATTTCTAATAAGCATCCAAGCACCTGTTTTACTATTGGATTTAGCTTCAAATCCATGCAAAGAGTCTTTGTATATCTTTTGTTTCATTTGATTGCTATTTGATTTTTAGACGAACTTAGATGTTGCTTAGACGAACTAAATTCTTGCTTATTGTTATCATTCCCTCTGTTTAAGCGAAAAACAACGTCTAAATTTACCTTGCTTTAAATCTTCCATTTTTTTACTTTATTTTTTGCTTACAATATCAAAAGCCAATTCGATATGGATAAATGTTTGTTTCATATTTTTCTATTTAAATAAAAAATTATCACACTGATTCTTCCAATCACTTCTTGTTACATCTATTGCAGGAACTTTAGTTTTAGAAATTATTTCGTTTATAGTAACCCAACAATCATCTAAGTGCCATACTAAATTTGTATCAATAAGTTGTTCAGATTTATCCTCCATATTGCAAAAAATTACATTTCGTTCTGGAATACCAATTTTATTACAAACAGCCCATAAATCATTATTCGTTGGATTGTTTTTAAAAAATGATTTTCTCAATTCATTAAAACGTGCAGTTACAACAAATACTTCAATTCCTTTTTCAAGTAAATTCTTTGCATAATTTTGAACATCTTCTCTACTTAATGTATTATCAAAATCAAATGATACTTTCATTATATAATCTTTTATTCGTTTATCAATCCTAATACTCGATCAACATTCATCTTATACAAAAGCTGATCATCAATCTGATATTTATGCTCCGAAAAATTCTTGAAATAAATCTTATCTCCTTTTTTAACACCAATCTTATTTAATGCTAAATTCTCAATTGAAACAATCCCTGTATTGTTTACAAATTTTTCCTGAACAGAATCTGGAATAAGAATACTTCCAATTTTCTTTTCTGTTTTATTAACCATTGGAGAAACAAAAATGTAATCGCCATAAGATTTCCATTCTTCATTTTTATTCGTACGATACAAGAAAACTAAATCTTCTGGCACACGATATAAATTCTGACGAATATGATATTGGTTAAATTCTGATCCATCGTTCCTTGTAGAAATTCGAGTGATGTTATGATGAACAATCAAGGTATCTCCTATTTTTACATCACCCGAATAATCATGCGGTAAGCCTACAACAATACATTCTCGATTCAGATAATCAACATTATCTTTGTCTACATTAAGCAAAAGTTTAACTCCTGCTATTTCCTTTTCATTGTTGTAAGCTTGCGCAAATTCTACTACAAATCCACTATGAGTTATGATCTGTTTAGTCAATTTTAAAACTTACTTTAGATGGTTTAAAAATCACTTTATTTCTTTCTGGAATACTAACGTTTTCTCTACCAAAAGAATTAACTACACGCGCTGGATAGCGACGAGTTGTAAATGTTCCGAAGTCACGAAAATTCAATGTATTTCCTTTTTGAACTTCTGATTTAATCAGTTCAAAAACTTGATTGACTACTTCCAATGTTTCTTTTCTGTTCAAACCGTTTTGATCTGCAATCTGATTTGCAATGTCTTTCTTTGTCATTTTTAATTTGTTTTTGTGATAATTGAAATTGATTTTATGTTTGAATTCTTTACACAAAGAATTTCTTTATTTTCTCCTATTGTTAATTGAAACTCTACAAAAGATGGATCTGAATTTTCTAACTTTTCGATTAAGTCAAATTGTTTCTCAATCGTTAATTCTTGACCTACACTCCTTTTTAAGTATTCTATTTTTAGAGTTCCCATAATTAATCAAATAATGATTTAACTGCCATCATAGTTCCTTTTTCAATATCTGTGATAGCTGTAGCTTTTCTACGAGGATCTTTACCTTTTTCTTCAATTAAATTCACCAATTCAATTGCTTTTTCTTTAATTAAATCTACATCAGTTCTGTTTTCATTATTGAACTTTCCGATAATCTGTTCTCCTTTTGTCATACTATTTTACTTTATAAATTTTACTAAATTGATTTTTTTTGTATTCTGGTTTCCCAATGTTCCAACCCTTAAACAATTGATTAACACGAATATCTTCACTCAAATTATAGTTATCAAAAAATATCTCGATAGAACCTAATACTTTCGATTTTTCTACAACTTCTTTTGTTACTGCTATACTGTGCATATTAATTCAATTCGTTTAACCAAATTTTTAAAACATCAATACTTTTCTCAATCTCTTGTTTCAACGGATCTTTCTTCCCACCTCGTTCTAATCGCTTAACAACATCAAACAAATAAGGATTCCATTCTCGTTCTAAACCTACTTTGTACAACGAACCTTTACTGTTATCATAATGAGATTGTGGATTGAATACTTTTTCCTGGTACGGTTTGAAATAATGATATATCTCTGTGTTAGGTACTGATAAAAATTTACCTTCTTCGAATTCTAAAAGAACACGATCCGAGTTTATTTTTGAAACAATGCATAATATACCTTTTGAAACATCATCAAAATCAACAAGTAACTCAAACTTATCGCCTACTTTGTATCGATCATTCATATTTTTGTTCTTCTTTTCGTCTAACAAATTTTTTATATGCAGGTGTTAATTTCAACTTTCGAACTGCTTTTAGATAAAGTAACTTGGTATTATCTTCTGTTCGTACACGGAAATATTTGCTGTAATGAGAAAACTTACGAACACGTCTTGTCTTTTTCCAATACTTCTGCAAATCATCAAAAATCATATCAAATCGTTCGTCTAATTTCATTTCAAAATTCCTACGATTGATGTCAACTTTAAATGCTTTTCCTGCTTGACGATAATAACGATTCATCAAATTCAATTCAACTCCAAGTTCTTCTGCTAAGGTTTCTTTCGTTATCCTGATCTTCTTTGCTTCCAAACTATTCATTGCATCTAAAACCAATTCACCATCAGGAAAACTCCAACCGCCACTTTTTAAAGTTGCTGCAATAGATATTTTCTCTTCTTTTGTAAATCCTCTTGATTCATTAAAGAAAACTTTTTTACGCTTCTTTGTTTGCAATGGCTTTGTTTCTTCCCATGCTTCCTTAGCAATCATATTCGACTTCTCCTTGTTAACAGGGAATGCCATATTTTTGCTATCAGGATGAGCAATTACCCAGCACATAAACTCGTAACTGCTATAAGTCAATTGAGGATTCAAATGTTTAAGTATCATGTAAATTCGCTTCAAGTAAAATTCATTCGTAATACCTTTTACAGAATCTATACCTAAACTATATACAGGAATACCATCTGGCTCATAAATAAAATCTTGATCTTCACCTACCAAAACACTTGTTTCCATTACTACATTGTAGAAACGCTTCGGATCAAGTACATATCTAAAATTACGTTTAGCCATTATTATATATTTTTTTGCTCGAAATAGTAGCAAGCCAATAAACAAGCATCAACCATTCCGTCATTATAGTTTTTACTCACACCACCTTTGTTGGTTAATTTAAAATCTTCTGTTGGATAAAGGCGAGTAACTGCCAAAGTAGATGTAGCTTTTGTGTCAACTACCTTTTTTGGCTTTCCTCCTTCTTCTTTTGATGATGAAGTTTTATATTGCTTCGGAATGTTTTTCCAAAGTAATCCTTGCCATTCTTTTGGCTGAATAAGTGAATATGGCTTTTGACAACCTACTGCAATTCCTTGCAATAATCCAACACAATTTCTCAAAGATGCAACTGCTGATTTTGATGCTCCGAAAATCATTCCTGGATCTTCTACACATACATAATCACAAGAAGAAATTATTTTATAAATCTCATTAACATCATATTCTTTACCAATCAATGGTAAACCTCCTTTCTCAATAATTTCTCTTTTATCATTCAGTATACAATATGCTCCTTGTTTACCTGGATCTATTCCTAAAATTCTCATAACTTATTAAATATTTAAGTCTTTCAATCTTTCTAAAACATCTTTACCAGTATGACCATCAAACTCAAATAAAGCTTTTTCCACTTCAGGAACTTTAAACAAATCCCAATCCTCAGCTTTATAATGATTAGAAATTAATCCAGTAGGTAACATTGCAGATACAATAAACCAACCACCACCAAAACAATCTTCACCATCATGATGTTTCCATGATTTATGGACATTATATTTAGGTTTAAATTGTTCATTAAATCCTAAGGTATTATGACCTTCTCGTGCTTCTTTTTGATAATGATTTTCAGTAGCCCATTCGTTGAATAATGATGCATTGTACATTTTACGGAACTCATATAACTCATCAAACGTGTGATAACCATCTGAGATTTGAGCAACATATCTCCCTCCTCCTTCTTTCGAATTAACTTCATCAATATGAAACTGTGCTAAATCTTTTTGTATTCTTAATTCTTCTGACATCAATTATTATTTTAGATTATAAAACATAACGAACACTATTCGACCATCTTCTTGTCCTTTACCCCAACTAACATTCGGAAACTTAGAATGAAATTGACTTGCATTGTATAACAACAATCTATTCGGAACTGAAGAAACAACATCTGTCAAGGTCCATTTATCCAAGTCATTCGCATCTTTCATTAATAAAAGATCATAATCTTCATCTTTAAAATCAATCGGTAATTCAGAACCATATTCCTTGTGCTTCCAAAATGCAGTACCAGACAACTCCTCCTCATTCTCTCTAAAATAAAAGACACCAGCCTTATCAGGTTTTTGTCCGTTAATATTCAAATCCGAATGAATGCGCCAATCTGTATCAATGTCTTTTGTTGCCAATCTGAAAAAACCTAAAATCAATTGAATTGGTCTTTTCTCTATTCTAGAAATTCTTTCAACAAATGCGCGTATAATTTCTTCTTTTGGGTTTAATACTGTAAAATCTTTTCCTCCTACATTAACTGTCTGAAATTTGTTCATTTCAACGTATCTCAGTAAATAACCAAAGTAAAAAGGACTAAACATATTATCGTGAACTTGAATCATATCCTAAACTCTTTCAATTAATACAATCGATGGTTCATCTACAATTAAACCATCTGAACTCTCAACAGTAGTATGATCTAAATACACAACCCGATCTCCAATTTTACAAATACTCTTATCACTCACTCCAATAACCTCACCTTCCGAGTAACCTAAGTTCAAATCATATCCTTTTGGTATCAATAAACCACTCTCCTGCTCCGAAAAGTTGTATGCTCCATTCGTCTGATTAACCAAAATTCGAGTGCCTAATAGCTTCTTAATCTTCATAAGTGTTCGATTTCAAACAAAGATATAAATTATTTTTATAATTTATATTGTTTTAATAGATTTTATCTATATTTGTAAAAGTCTAATGTAGAATATCTCGTAAGACTGTTTGCCTCTTAAGAGAAGAATCATTCATTTGGTTCTTCTTTTTTTTAATTATAGATTTATTTTACTACTTCAAATCAATAAAGTATTTTATGTAACTTTAAAACCATACGAATACTTTATAAAATGAATCAAACTACAATTGAAGAACTGCAAAATTTATTAGACGGAAAAAGTGTTGAAGATTATAAAACATTAGATAGTGATCTTAAAAATATTCTCAAATATTTAACTCGTATAGGAATAGTTGAATATGATAAATTAAGATTTGCGTACTCTATTAACCCAAACAATTCTGATAGTTCTAAACATTTACAAAAACTTATAGAACTTAATAACTTAGATAAGTTTAAAAAATACTACATTAACTATAATCCTAATAAGAAGAGTGTATGGCAGACAATAGCTGATGTAATAGCAGCATTAGCAACTTTAGAAACTATATCATCAAGTATAATTCAACATATTCCTTTTGATAAAATTGTGACTATATTTCATAAATTAAAATAATTCTGATTATGTAGAGGTGTGGTATAATATACTAAATTCGCGGGGGTGTGACCGAGCAAAGAAAACAGCAAAATAAAAGGTACCCCCGTCGAATTTCAAAAGTTCATCTTCAAATGTTTCGGCGATCGCTGGACCAGGAGCCACCACCTAACAAAAGCAAACCTATTATACAATGATCTATTTATTTACTACTTTTTATTTTTATATAATTTGCGCTACTTCCCTATATATAAGCTTTTATAGCAATAAAAACGTAACCAAATAACCAATACTATAATTAACATTATGTTAAGTAAGATATTTACAAGCCAATTATTAAGCTATTTAAATAAGAGTGTAAAACATTAACATAATCACCCGCGTTTGTAGTTATTAAGGTGTGACTATTTTAGTAGCTACTTTTATAAGTGTCGGATTAGTTGTGTAAACTACTTATACTCCTCCTCTACCCCGCATTAACAGACACTTACGAAATATTTTTCATATATGCAAATAAAAAATACAATTTCTTTCAAAACAAATCAAACTTTAACATATTGTAGTATATTATAATCTTTATTTAATATAAAGTATATTAATTTATCATTTTACGTCATTAAGTTGATCCAGTTGTAAGATCATTTATTTTTCTTTTTGCTTGCGTTTATCTTCCTGGTTTTATTTCTTGGTTAGTTTGGTTTATTATTTTTACTTTATTTATTCTTTTTTTGTGTTTTTATAGTTTTTTTTAAAAAAAAATTACCTACTTCAAAGCGTTATAAATAGAGGGATTGATAAGTATTAAGAAAAATATTTTATAACTTTTTTTAATATTTATTTGTTTATAACTTTTTTTAATATACCTTTGTCAAAGAAATAATTCAAAAACTAAAAAATTATGGAAGCAGTAAAATATTATCTTCAGTATCAAGGACAAAAAGGAACAGACAAACAATGTGAAAAACTTGTAAAACAGTTAGGTCTTGAAACTATTACAATAATGGCAATTGAAAGAGGATTTAAAATAAACGCTTAGAAAATAACAACATTTAGAAACTGGAGCGCACCAGAATAAAAACTGTATTAATATTTTGAAAAAAATAAACTTATCAAATCAACTTTACAATATTGTAACAGTTGAGCAATTAATCGAAGCGATTAAAAATAATGATTTAGACACGCTTCAAAAAGGCAAAGAGAAGGGCTATATAACAGAAGCTAACGAACTAAGCAAGGAAATTACCAAAGTATATAACTGTTGCGTGATTGATATTTTGAATTTTAACGGGACAGCCTTTACAACTCCCATAATCAAAGATAATACTATTGTTTGCGGATATTCTAAATTGACTATTCCAGAAGCTGAAGCAGATCAATTTAAAAGATATAACGAAGAATGTAAATTTATTACAATTCATTTCAACGAGTTTGATCTTCTTAATGAAATTTGGGAACAACAATACACTCAATCTGATTGGGTAGAAATAAGCGAAGAAAAGTATTTTGATGCTTTAGAATGTTTACCTCCTATGAACTGGCGTACAATAGTGCCTGGAGTTAATATTTTTTGTATTTCTGAAGCCTTTACAAGCCATTTACACAGTCATTATTTAAAATTAACGAATAGCGAAGGCGTAAAATATTATACAGCTATGAGAAGTAGATTTATAACTAATGAAGAAATTTTAAACCAAATAAAAAGCTTATAATCATGAATACATATTCAAAATTCTGTCCTAATGTTTTTCTTGCAAAATGTGAAGAGCAATATAAAAAAGGCGACATTATAAAAGTAACTACAAAATACGGTAAAATTAACGAGAGCGTTGTTTTTAATCTGATCTATCAAAAAGATGGTTTTTACTTCTATTCTATTATTCGCGCTGATGGTTTTAATATTCAAGAACGTGCAAAACAAAAAGCTGATAAATATGAAAACTGGGCAAATTCTGCTGAAAATAAAAGTAATCAATACTACGAAGCAAGTCAAGAAGGCAAAGATTTTTTAGCACTTGCAGAACCTATTAAAATTGGTCATCATTCAGAAAAACGTCATCGTGCATTAATTGAAAGAAATTGGGCGCGTATGGGTAAATCTATTGAGTTTTCAGACAAAGCGAAAGAGCACGAAAGCAAATCTGAATACTGGGCAAAAAAAGCAAATGAAATTAATTTGTCAATGCCTGAAAGTTTAGATTTCTATGAGTTCAAATTAGAAGAAGCCAAACAATATCATGCAGACATGAAAGCGGGTAAAATTGAAAAAAGTCATTCTTTTTCTTTGACTTATGCGAAAAAAGAAGTCAACGAACTTCAAAAAAAATTTGATTTAGCGATTAGATTGTGGAGTGATCAATAAAATTTAATCCTTAGCCTTTGAAGTTTGAAAATAGAACTTAATTCGAGCGATACGAACAAAGGCACAAATTTACTAACAAATTTTAGAAGGTCCAGCGCAGGACCATAAAGTCTGTATTTTTTACAATGTTGTACACTCGTAGACATTTACGAAAAGACATTAAGATAATGTTTTTCGTTTTTATCCTTATGGTTTTAGGACTTTTTTTAGTATCAATTTTCAACGTTTAAATCTAATCCAATGAAAGGCAGCAAAAAACTATTTTCGCACGTCTTAAAGGTTTACAATTACCTAAGAGCAGAAAAGCGCGAAACGTCATTTACAAATATTTGTTTGTTTTCTCTTCACAAATTCAACCGCTCATTAGTTTGCGATCTTGAAGAAGTTGAAAGCATTTTAAACCAGATTAATAAAATGGAATTCGTTTATAATGATCTACTGAATAAAAAGTATAAACGAATAACAGTTAATAAAATGATCGTACAAAGTATCTTCAATCCTGGAGGATCTTTATTCAATGAAGAAGATCAAATAAAACAATTTTTAAATTCAAAGAACCAAAATTAAAAATCTATGTTACATAATAAATACCATGTAAACAATTATATATTAGTTTACAACCCTTTTTTTAATTGTTGGAATGTAACCGACAAAGAAAATGTTTTCGGAAGTTATAAGAGCTTTTATAAAGCATTTAACGAAGCAATAAAAGGATAACACAACAACCGCGAACGTTAGAACGTTAACCACCCGGAGCGAAACCAGGCGCGGCACAAATAACAACTTAAATAATTATTTTTATGGATAAGTACGAAATTTTTAAGCAAATCGAGCAACGCGCGAAAGCGCATTTAAAAAACATTAGTACCTTAACAGCTGATAAATATCAAATCTTGTACGCGCAAGGAAATGATAAGTTTATACATCTAACAGGAGTTAACAGAACGCATTTACAAATGTTTCAAGATCTTGAAGAATGCGCAACATTCAAGCAGGTGCAAAATGTACTAACGCTATTTAACCACTGGTTAAAATTCGATTGTAAGTTAATACACTACTATAACGGAAATAGATTGATTAAAATCAACAAGGAGCGCGCGCAGTTGATTTTTTACAACATGATCGAAAGGCAGATTTTGATCATAAACAAGTCAAATTCTGAAGTATTAAATTAACCTCAATCATTGAGAAGTGAATAGTAAAATTATCAAATTAGATCAGGTCCTTTTATCCTCCATCTTATAAATTTACTTTTGCTTCTCATCAAATTAGACCAGGGTAACGTTAAAATAACGTATTTACATACCATTATGTTAAATAGAAAGTTGAACCTTTTATTTCAAACTTAATATTTACACATACAAAATCGAGAAATAAGATTTAAACCTTTTATTTCAAGCTATTTAGAACAAAAACTAAACAAATTATAACAATTTAAAAATTAGAAATTATGGCAACATTTAGAAAAGTAGATTTATCAATCGAAAAAACAAACGGATATGGGCAGTATATTATCTCTGCAACATATAAAGGAAAAAACATAAGAGTTCATACAACAGATTCAGAATGTTACGACTGGTTAGATGATGATTCTAATAAAGTTAAACATCAAGAAGCAAAAAGACATGCTTATTATAAAATTGTTCAAGCATACGAAAATATTAATTAGTAAATTTTAGAGTTATGAGAAAGTTTTTCATAGAATTAGAATTAAAGAGAAAAGGAATAAAATCTTTCCCTTTTTATAAATCTTTTAAAATTGAAGATTCAAGTAAAAAAAGTGCAATTTCAAGGGCTATTTATTCAACTAATGAAGATATATACGATATAAAAGTTTATTCTGTAACAGAAATTTAAAACCTTACAACCTCTTATTAATTTAAGGGGTTTTTTTATTCAAACTCCACTCCCACTACATCAAATTAGAACAGGGCTTGCATCAAATAAGATCAAGCCTTTTTTTTATTTACATTCCTTTTATTAAAGTAAGATTTATAATGTTTTATATTAAAATAAGTTATATATTTGTAAATAGTTTAATTTTTTTAAACCTTTTATTTTGGTAAAGCAAACAGACTTATTAGACAAAATATTAAAAATTAGTGGAGTTGAAAATAAAAGGCAACTATCTCTAAAAGTAGATTATAATCCAACCAATATTACAAATAGATTTAACGGATCAAGCGCTATGAAGCTTGAAGAGTTAATTGATTGGTGCGATAAATTAAATTTGACATTAAACTTCAAATCAAATAATCTTTCAAAGCAATTAAAATCACAAAGTCAATTTATTAAATTAATCCAAGACTTATCAGGATCCGATAATTTAAATCAATTAACAGAAAAAATAAATGAAGCCTATAGTCCAATGTATCTTTATTCTACCAATAAAAGAAAATTAGGATTAAAAAAGGTTTCAGAATGGAGCAATTTATTGAAGTTTAAATTAGATGTAATAAAAAAATAACCAATGGGATATTCAAGAGATAAGAAAGAAGAATTTAGAGGAAGTATCGGTGTTTTCATAAAAAACAAACGCGAAGAATTAAATCTAACACAAGAAGAACTTGCGGAGAAGGTAAATTATGGATTACGTTTAATAGAGTCTGTTGAAACTTCAAAATTCGATTACAATATATCTATCCTTCTTAACATTTGCGAAGCTTTAGAAGTCGATTTAATTTTTGATTCTGGAACAAACAAATTAGAATTTTCAAAAAAATAAAAACGAATCAATTTAGGTTCGTTTTTTTTTACTCAAAAACCACCAAAAAAACCTATTATTTTTTCTTCAAAAAAAGTGGTCAAAAAACACGTTAAAAAATCGATCAAAAAAGCACTCAATTTTCTTCATTTTTTACACCTAAAAAACCGATCAATCAACAAATAAAAATATTCGATTTAAGACATTATTTTTATATCAATCATACATTCGTACTATTTAAACCTAAAAACGTATCAAAACTAAAATAAACAATAAAATAAGTACATGTATATATATTTACATCTCAATAATTTTACTTTTTTTTCTTTTTTTGGCGCAACTTTTTTTCTTTTTTTTTCTTGAAAATAACGCTAAACGTGGAAACAGAATATTTTCGAAAATTTTAAAATCGAAATCGCACACACACGCATTGTGTGTTTGTTAAAACACACTTAACATTTATATTTCTATTATCTTTTATATTATTGGGTTTTTTGGGTTATGTTGGGTTTTTTAAAACCCAGTGGGTTATTTTGGGTTTTTGCTAAGAGTGTAAAAATCAACTAAATAACTTTTTAGCAATTTTAAGTTAACATAATTTTAAGAAACGTTAACACTTCTAAAAGTCCATTACACCACCTCACCAAAACATCAAAATAAACCCAATAACCCAGTGGGTTATTTTGGGTTATTTGGGTTTCGTTGGGTTTTTAGTCCTTATGTTAATTCTAACTTACACCTAAAAAATAACGCTAAACAGCGAAAACTGAATAGCGTTTTTATAATTTGTAAATAATAGTTAAAAGCATACATTTTTTAACCCATTTTTACACCTATTTTTATATCGTTTTTTACGATGGATTTTTAGTTAGATTTTTGACAAGAATTTAATAGTTTTCACCTTCCTGCATTTTTACTTTTTTCCCATTTCTAAAATTAAAAACTTCGCCTGTCTTCTTATCTAATACCAAAGGATATTTATTATTAAAAACATATCGTTCATTATTGTTATTTTTCACAAAATAATAAGTAAAACAAAACATCAAAGCTATTATTATTGCAGTTGCAGAATATATTATTTCTTTATTTTTCATCATCTATCACAAATAAGAAGTTAATCAAAAAATTAGTTATATGAATTGTAATAATTGGAATCGCTATTATAAAAGTCTTAAACACAGACTCATTCCAAAATATTTTAATATAATTATCAGGAGAATCTAAATAAATAGTTTTTATACACATTAGATATGCTAACAATCCAACAACTGTATGAAGTAAACTAATCCAGAAATTATCATAAAATGATTTTATCAACTTACCTATTGCCCCTATAAATACATTTACATACATCACATAAATAGTTGTCATTATTAATGAAACTAAAAGAACCCAAATCCAATTTAAGTGAAAAACAAATAATGTACTTACAAAAGAAAAGTAAAAGACATAATAAATAATACAATACCAAATTAATAAAGAAAATGGAGTAAGTAAAAGTTTTAAATTCATAATTAGCGTTTTATAATATTTTTTTTTTAAAAAGTTCGTTTTATAATATAGAAGATCCGGTACACATCATTTAAATTAATCGTAAAATCTTCACATTTAGGATTTCTCGAATGCAAGGTCAATTTTCCATTATCAGGATTATAATCTACAATATCTTTATGATAGATATTATCTTTTGTCATCAAGATATAACCATATTTCTCAGGTCTAAAACTTTGCCAAAGATGCTTTCCTAATTCGCGCGCCAATACCTTTGCACCATCTGGAGTATCATCAAGCATACCTCCATTCATACTATCTCCTTTTATATCGAAGGACATATAATTTCCCTTCCCTACTTTATCAACTGCAAATCGAACAGTTGTCAATTCTTCCATCATTTGTGTTTCATCAAAATAAGACTGTATATAAGAAGCGTATGCAGGAAATGGTAAATTCAATACTTCTATCTCGACAGATCCATCTTCATACATATAGTAAGTATTGCCATTTTTATTTTGCAAAATATCTATTTCAGTATCATTACTGATTAATACATTTTGAGTTGTTTGAATTTCGTTGTTTTTAGATTCATTTTCATATTTATTAAAAACATTACGAATTATTTCATGTTTAGAAGCTGGAATAACTGTTCCTTTTTCATAATTCTGCACAGTTCTTAAACTTGAGCCTATCAATTCTGAAAATTCAGTTTGAGTAAGATTAAACTTTTTTCTAAAATTAACTATATCTAAACCATTGATATCTAACATAATAAATAAAATGTATAAAATATTTTGCATATTTTGCATAAATAAATAACATAAATACGAAATATTGCATATATTTGTGAAACAATTACATCAATGATATAAAACTATCAATAATGTAAGACAACAAAAATAGGTAAAAACTCCTTTAATGGAAAACGTAAAAGAAAAATTATCATTCAAAACTGCATATAATCAAATGACAGTAGAGAATAAAAGAAAATTTAAGAAAAGGTTTTGTTACGAAATGTCTTTAAACTCTCCAAGAGGATTTTATCACAGAGTTAATGGTTGTGAATTTACACCATCCGAAAAAGAAAAGACAGAATTTATTTTTAAAGAATTAGGTTTTCAATCTCAGATTTGGGATTAAACTAAAATAATACAATGAACAGCTTAACACTTAGGCAAATGCAAATAACAAGGTTAGTTGCACAGGGCGAGCCTACGAAAAAAATTGCCGATTTGTTGGGGATTTCACCCAAAACAGTCAGTAATACATTGGATTCGATTTACAAAAAATTAGAATTCAGGTACGGATCACGAACTACCCTAACATTATGGTATTTGCAAAACCAAAATCTATTAAATGTAGATGGTGAGCATTTCATTTCCTACTAATTCAGCAACAGCCTAAGCGTTAGTTGCAGATTATAAAAAGTTCTTTGACATATTGAGGATCGAGTAAGGTCGATAAAAAAACATTACGAGCAATGTAAGTATGCAATCTTGTATAGATATAGCATTATGGGTGGAACTCCCTTTATACATCTTAAAAGTAGCTTGTTCAATCGATACTGAAACAATCCGAACGCCACAAGGGGCGTTAATACCTGTTAATTTATAGTATAGATAGTATAACTTAAAAATTCATCCTATGGATTTAATACAAGTCAAAGAACTTAACTTATGAATATACAACCATTCAATTTTAATGGTAACAATTTATCTGTTATCATTAACGAACAAAACGAACCTTTATTTATAGCGAAAGAGGTTTGTGAGATTTTAGAAATATCAAATCCAAGAGATGCTGTATCTCGATTAGATGATGATGAAAAGCTAACGTCGGTAATACCGACATCAGGTCAAAAACGAAATGTAAATGTTATTACAGAGAGTGGTTTATATTCTCTTATTATGACATCAAGAAAACCAGAAGCTAAGCTTTTCAAGAAATGGGTAACATCAGAAGTTTTGCCATCAATTCGTAAACATGGAGCTTATATGACATCTTCTAAGCTTGAAGAAGTTTTGTTAAATCCTGATACTTTAATTCAATTAGCAACAAATTTAAAAACTGAACAAGAAAGGGTTAGAGAATTAAAACAACAATTAAACACACAAAAACCATTAGTTGTATTTGCCGAAGCATTACAAATTTCTAATCATTGTGTATTAATTGGCGAATTAGCAAAAATTCTAAAACAAAACGGAGTAGAAATTGGTCAAAATAGATTATTCGAATTTTTACGATCAAAAAACTACTTAATGAGTAAAGGCGAACAACGCAATTTACCAACGCAAAGAAGTTTAGAATTAAAACTATTCGAAGTCAAAACAACCACATTCAACAATCCTGATGGAAGTATTAGAGTTTCTAAAACAACAAAAGTCACACCACGAGGACAAGAATATTTCATTAACAAATTTATTTCAGAACGAAATAAACTTCTAAAAGCAGTTTAAAATTTATTGTCTTTATTACAATTGGTTTCCCTTATAGCTCAGCGGTTAGAGCGGTCATCTTCATTGACATGTCATCGGTTCGAATCCGATTAAGGGATCAAATAATACTGTTAGGTCAGTGAATCATATGTAAGACGTGGGTTCGAATCCCACCTGCTCCACACGTTTATAATGCCAGTTATAAAAGTAAATTCCAATGTCAGCCTAAGCATGGTTAGGCAATTTTGGGGCAGACTGGTTTTGATTGCATATAGTGAAGTTGAATAGGTATTATTATTTTGATAACTGGAAAAGTTATTTCATTTGGAGGTTCACAACTTAGAGCTGTAGCCTAACCACGTTTTGGGAGTACGAAAACTCCCTTTTTATTATGAATTTAACTCAATATAAAGCAACATTACTAGAGATAGTAAAATCTAAAAAGGACATTTATAGGGTAACATGTCTTTACAGAAAAAGCACAGATTTCTTATTGTATAAATACTATGGTAAATACCTTAAAGAAATACAAAAGGAATATGTACAAGCATCTTGGAAAGTACTAAAAAAAAACTAATTGAAGAAGAGCAATTCACTTACCATGAAAGAAAAATAATGATAAAAAGTACTACTAAATATGTAGACTACTCTAAACTAGCTTACAACAATGTAACAGATGACTTTTAAGATAATCATATAAACTTCTGTAGTGGCGGAATTGGTAGACGCTAAGAGTTAACTACTCGAGGTTTTAAGAAGTCTAAAGCAACTAAAATTTATGCTGAATATTTACCCAATCTTAAACGACTTCGCACAGGTTCGAATCCTGTCTACAGAACAAAATAATTACAATATGAAAACATTACAAATTGAAATTCCAGAAGGGTTTAAAATAGACTCTTTTGACACAACAACAGGTCAAATCAAGTTTGCACCAGTTCCTAAAGATATTTTTGAACGTGTTCAATCATTGCAAGATGCAATCAACGAACTTGGAGAAGATGATGAGGAAGTAAAATTCCTACGCTTTTTAGAACCAATAGGAAAAGAAACGCATGTATATGGTCGACAAGAAGCAGTAGTTATAGCAAAAGCTTTAAACGAAGGTTGGCTTGCAGATTACACAAATTCTAACCAATCAAAATATGAAGCACGTTTTTATTACGATTCTTCTGCGGGCGGTTTCGTTTTCGACGATCACGATTGCTGGAATTCGACTGCGGTTGTCGGCTCTCGCCTTTGCTTTCATTCATCAGAATTAGCAAAATATTTTGGAAATCAGTTTATTGAAATCCACAGAAAATATTTATAAAAAAATAATTCTTATTCAGAGTTATTATAGTTGGTTTAGTTGTTTTAGAGTAGAGATTAATTTCTCTACTCTTTTTTTTAATCTTAATTCACACAAGATGGATCAATCAGTTAAAGCAGAATTTTTTAATGTATTTCAAGAATTCGCTAAAAAACTTGTCCAAACCAATACAATCAATTCTTTAAAAAAATACTACACATTAGCAGAAGTTTGTCACGTTTTTAACATTACAAAAACTACCTTCTTAACAATTGTAGAAAAAGATGCGAGAATAAAACTGAAACAAGTTTACCCAAAACATACACCAAAATCATATCATGTATATGATATCAAAACTACCAATTCTGTCTTAATAGAATTGGGTTATCCGAAATTATCTAAAAAACAAAAAGCACCAGTTGAACCTGATGCTTTTTTTAATTCTTAAAATTTGAAACTATGAAAGTACCATTTTCACAATTCTTTGCAAACCTAAGAATATTCCCGAAGAAAGAAAAAATTATTGTAGGGATTATAATTCCTGTACAGAACACAGATAGCTTTATTGCAATAGATTTAAGCGATAACCAACCAATTACATTAGAAGATCATTTGCAACGCTATTACAGTTGTTTTGATTCTGATAAAAAGATGAATTATTTAGTCGAAATGTACAATGCAGGATTCCAAAAAGAAGCTATAGACATTGCCGAAAAACGTATAACTAAAATAGAAATCTAAACTATGTTTCCATTCCTAAAAAAGAAAGAAGAAAAATTCATCATCGACACGACAAAATACGATGAAGTAAAAGCCAAAAGAGAATTATACAAAAACATTCTCAACAAGCTTTTAATACAAATGCAAGAAGTGAAAGACAAATTAGAAAAATCTGAAGAATACACATTAGAACGATCTAAACTTCTAAAATCTAAAAAAGAACTTAATCATAGAATCACGATTACGAATAACAATCTTTCTAATATTAAGTCAAAATTTTTAGAGGAAAAATACAACGTAGTCAGAAGATACCTGTATCAAAAACACAACATCAGCATTAGTGAAATCATAAAAGAATTAGATTTATGAAACATATACGAATTAAATCTTTTGAATTAGAAAATTTCAAAGGAATCAAAAGCCAGTTATTCTCTAATTTACAACAAGAAAACTTTATTTATGGCAAAAATAAAGCAGGTAAAACAACATTGTTCAATTCGTTTATATGGACATTATTTGGTAAAGATGCAAATGATAGAAGTGATTATAAAATCAAACCAATTGATGAAAACGGAAACGACATTCCCAAATTAGAATCTTCTGCTAAATATGTACTTGATGTTGATGGAGAAGAGATTTCAATCAAACGTGTTTATAAAGAACATTGGAAAAAACAGCGCGGAGCATTAGAAGCTACATTCGAAGGAAATAAAACAGAATTCTACTGGAATGATGTTCCTATGAAAAAATCTGAATTCAATGAAAAAGTTGCAGATCTTGTAAATGAAAAAATATTCAAACTAATTACAAATCCTTACGCTTTTGAAAACCTTAGTAAAGAAGAGAAAAGACAAGTTTTAGTTTCAATTGTTGATGAAATTTCTGATGAAGATATTTTTAAATTGGATCCAGAGTTTGAAATATTAAAAGAAAAAACTTCAAACAAAAGCTTTGAAGAATATTCCAAACAAATCAAATTTTCAATAAAAACTACAAAAGAAAATTTAGATGCAATTCCAATTCAAATTTCAGAAGTAGAACGTTCTAAACCAGATCCAATTAATACTGAATTAATTCATTCTGAAATTAAATATTTTCAAGAACAAATTGATAGTATCGATAGTAAAATAGAAAACAAATCATCAATTAACGATGAAGTTTTTGAACACAACAATTCTATTAAAGATGAAATCTATAAAATAGAAAACGAAATAACGACTATTGATTTAGCTTTAAGAAAACAAGCTAAACAAGAATCTTTTGTTGACACTTCTAAAATTGATGAACTAAACCAATCAATTCTAAATCTTCAGCACAACATTTATCGTAAACATTCTTCTGTAAGAGATTACACACAAAGTATAGATGATTACAAAAAACGAATCATTGAAATTCAAACAGAACAAACAAAGTTAAGAGAAGAATGGAATGTTGAAAATTCAAAAACATTTGTTTTCGATGAAGAAAATCTAATTTGTCAAACTTGCAAACAACATCTACCAGAACAAGATATAGAAGAGCAAAAAGAAATACTTCAACGTAATTTCAACTCTAAAAAAAGTGAAAACAAATCAACTATATCCAAAAAAGGTAAATCGTTAACTGCTTCAATAGAAAATTTTCAAGTTCAAATCAAAGATTTAGAAAATAGAATTTCGACTGAAAATACTGAAATTGATAAATTATCTAAACAATGTGATAATCTTCAAAAACAACTTGAAGTTGAAAAACAAAATACTGCTCAACCTAAAGATGAAGAAGAAATTTACAACAATCTAAAAGTTTCTGATGCTAAAATTTCTAAACTAAATATAGAATTAAGCAAGTTGAAATCTCAACTAAAAGAAGTTAAAGTTGTCGATCTTTCTGAATTAAAGAATACTAAAACTGAAATTAAATCCAAAATTGATGAAAATAAAAAGTTATTAGTTACAAATGAATTAATTCAAAAAGCAGACGAAAGAATTAACGAGTTAAAAACTCAAGAAAAAGAACTTGCTAAAATAATTTCAAAATTAGAATTAGAAATTTTCTTAATCGAAAAGTTCAATAAATTAAAATCTGACCAACTCGAAAAATCAGTTAACAAACTTTTCAAATTTGTAGAATTTAAACTTTTCAAAACTCAAGTTAACGGAGCAGAAGTGCCAACTTGCGAAGCTTTAATCAACGGAGTTCCTTTCGATACAACAAACACTGCATCACAAATAAATGCAGGTTTAGACATCATCAATACACTTTGTAGAATTAACAATGTAACTGCTCCAATATTTATTGATAACAGAGAATCTGTAACAGACTTAATTCCTACAGATAGTCAAATTATTAATCTTGTTGTAGATCCTGAACAAGAAACTTTAAAACTTAATTAAGATGAAAAAAGCAATGTTAACAACTTTAGGTATTATGACTGCTGTAGGTTCTTTTCAAAAAGGTTTAGGTATTCATATTCCAAATCAAACAAAACCTTACACTATAAAGACAACTAAAAACGGAAAGAAGATAAGAGTTTATAAATAACATCACAAAAAAAATAAAATGTCAGAAAATAAAAACCCAGTAGCTGTACTTTCCAAAAAATTGGAAGCACCAAGTATAAAAGAAAAATTTGAAACCGTTTTAAAAGAAAATAAAGAAACATTTGTCGCTTCTTTAATCGACTTATACAACGGTGATAAAAAATTACAAGAATGCGATCAGAACCTTGTAATTATGGAAGCTTTAAAAGCTGCATCATTAAAATTACCAATCAACAAAGCATTAGGTCATGCTTGGATAGTAGCTTTCAAAGGTGTGCCAACATTTCAAATAGGTTACAAAGGACTAATCCAATTGGCAATGCGTACCGGATATTACAAATTCTTAAATGCAGATGTAGTTTACGAAGGCGAATATCAAACCAAAAATAAACTTACAGGAGAGTATGAAATCAACGGTGATGCAACTTCTGATAAAGTAATTGGATATTTTGCTCATTTAGAACTTTTGAATGGTTTCCAGAAAACTATTTATATGACAAAAGAAGCAATGGATGCTTGGGGTAAAAAATATTCTCCATCTTATAATTTCAACAGTTCACCATGGAAAAAAGAAGAAGATAAAATGGGAATCAAAACGGTACTTAGACGATTATTGAGCACCTGGGGATATGTTAGTATCGAAATGGCGAATATCATCGAAAATGATCCTGACTTCAAAGAGCCAACAGAAGATGTAGTAAAAAACACAATTCAAGAAAATGCTAATACTGAAAACTTAGATTTCGTAGAAGCTCAAGTTATTGAAGAAACCACTTCAACTACATCAGAAAATGATCAACCAGATTTTTAATGAAAGAATTTTTTATAGTATTAGAGCAACATAAAGAAACCGCTATTTGTTTAGCGGTTTTTATTATGATTTGTTTGTCGATAATCAAAAAAGATATATGATTTTAAAAATTATAAATTCAAACTCAGATGGTAATTGTTATATCCTCGAAAACAAGGAAGAAGCACTAATAATTGAAGCTGGAGTAAAAATTATTGAAGTAAAAAAAACACTCAATTTCGATTTAAGTAAAGTTGTTGGAGCAATTATCACACACGAGCATTCGGATCACTCAAAAGGTTTAAAAGAATTTCTAAACAATGGAATAAAATGTTATAGCAGTAAAGGAACATTTGAAAGTTTAAACATCAAACATCATAATGCTAAAATCATTCAATCTAAAAAACAATACCAAATAGGAAATTTTAAAATTATTCCTTTTGATATTCATCATGATGTTGCAGAACCTTTTGGATTTTTAATTTATCATATAGATTGTGGTAAAGTAATTTTTCTAACAGATACGTATTATACTAATTATAAATTTCCAAAAGACATTAACAATATCATTATTGAAGCAAACTACAGCCTTGATATTCTTAAAGAAAAATTTGGAGAAGAAAATTTAGAAAAAGTATTCCTAAAAGACAGAATATTAGAATCTCATATGAGCATAGAAACGTGTAGAGATACTTTACTTGCAAATGATTTAAGTCAAGTAAATAACATTGTATTAATTCATTTATCAAATGATCATTCTGATGAAATTCTATTCGAGAAAATTATTAGAGATTCCACAGGAATAAATCCATTTATCGCTCATAAAAATCAAATTTTAGAGTTTAACAAAATACCTTTTTAAAAAATGAAACAAAAATTCAAAAACCTTGATGAAATCTATGCATTTCACAACATAAACAGAGAAGAATTTGAACAATCAATTTCTAATTTAAACCCAGATACGCAAGCTTACGAGATTTTAAAACTTATTGTATCTGCTTACAATAACAATGAAAAACCAGACTTTTCAAACTGGGATCAAACAAAATACGAACCTTGGTTTGAATACGATTCTTCTGCGGGCGGTTTCGTTTACTACGTTGTCGTTCACTGGGCTACGCTTGCGGGTGTCGGCTCTCGCCTTTGCTACTTAAATCTTAATGATTTAAAAGAAGCTACATCAAATGACGAATTCATGAAAATTTACAACCAATATTTAAACTAATATGAAAACATTACATATTCCTATTCAAGTTCCAAACGGATATAAAATAGATTCTTTAGATAAAGAAAAATCACTTATTACTTGTTCTGAAATTCCACAAGATATTAAGGAGCAAATCAAAACTTTTCAAGATGCAATCATTAAACTTAGTGAAGAAGATGAAGATGTTAAAGCATTTCGTTCAATTGAAAATTTGGAAATTCCTAAACACATTATTGCTCACTTACAATTAATAATTATTGCAAAAGCATTAAATGAAGGTTGTACACTAAACTGGAGTGACAGTAGTCAATACAAATATTATCCATGGTTTGATATGGAAAATTCTTCTGCGGGCGGTTTCGTTTACGGCGCTTACGCTTTCTGGTATACGCGTGCGTCTGTCGGCTCTCGCCTTTGCTATTCAAGTAGAGAATTAGCAGAATATGCAGGAAAACAATTCAAAGATATCTATGAAGAATATTTTGTAATAAAATAAATAACAAAGGTTGTGAAGTGTTAGAGCTGTTATTCTTCTGCAGGCAGTTTCGTTTACAACGATAACGATAACTGGAATACGAATACGAATGTCAGCTCTCACCTATGTGAGAAAAAATACAACATTTCAAACCTTGTCCCTTGACAAAAAATAAAAAATTTTATCCTGGTTGTTAGTAAGAACTTCTGAACGCTACCAATAACAAGCAAAGAAATGAAAAGAGTAGGAAATATATATCAAAGTATTATTTGTATTGAGAATTTACAGAAAGCAGATGAAATCGCTCAAAAAGGAAAAGCAAATCAATATGGTGTGAAAGTTCACAATTCTAAAAAGGAAGAAAATATTTTGAAATTACATCAAATGTTGAATGATAAAACCTATCAAACTTCAACATATGATATTTTCAAAGTTTACGAACCAAAAGAGCGTGAAGTTTATCGATTACCATATTTTCCAGACCGAATAACACATCATGCAATTATGAATATTCTTGAACCGATTTTCGTTTCAACATTTACAAAAGACACATATAGCTGCATCAAAGGACGTGGAATACACAAATGCTCTTTTGAACTTAGAAAAGCTTTGAAAGATTCAGAATATAAGTATTGTTTAAAAATGGATATTAAAAAGTTTTATCCAAATATTGATCATGATGTTTTGAAATCACTTTTAAGACGAAAGTTCAAAGACCAGGATCTACTTTGGTTACTCGATGAAATAATAGATAGTGCAAATGGCGTTCCGATAGGAAATTATCTTAGTCAATATTTTGCAAATTTCTATCTCACTTATTTTGATCATTGGTTAAAAGAAGAAATAAAAGTCAAACATTATTTTCGATATGCAGATGATCTAGTAATTCTTTCAAAAGATAAAAACGAACTGCATTATTATTTGAAAATCATCAAAGAATATTTAGACCAAAATCTAAAATTAACTATCAAAAATAATCATCGAATTTTTCCTGTTTCAACTGGAATTGACTTTGTAGGATATGTACATTTTCCAACTCATACTTTGTTAAGAAAAGGCATTAAAAAGAATTTCGCTCGCAAACTAAAAAAGAAACCATCAATAGAAACGGTTGCATCTTATTTAGGCTGGGCAAATCATTGTAACTCTCGAAATCTAATCAAAAAACTATTGACACATGAACAATTTCAAGAACTTCAAAATAAAGCCAAACTTAACCAATTTCGTAGGAGACAAAATCAAAATAAACAAAATTCTGAACAAAGAAATAATTATTCAGAAATTCAAAATTGAAGATTCAACAGTAAAAAAAGGAACAAAATGTTTGACGCTTCAAATCGAATACAAAGATGAAAATCACATCATTTTCACTGGTTCCAAAATCTTACAAGAAATGATTACACAAGTTCCAGAAGATGGATTTCCATTCAAAACAACAATCGTCTTAAATAATGAACATTTAGAATTCACTTAACACTTTAAACATGAATAACCACACTTTAAACTTTATGAATTGGATGATATACATTCAAAACATACACTACTCTAACAACGAAGCAATGAGTAGAGCAATAGAAAATTTAAACATAAACAATACAAACTAATGGAAATAGTTGGAAAAATAAAAGCAAAATTTGAAGAGCAAATAATAACAGCATCATTCAAAAAAAGAGAATTTGTTATTACAACAAACAAACAATATCCACAAGATATTCTTATGGAATTTACGCAAGACAAATGCGATTTATTAAATAAATATCAAGTAGGTCAAGAAGTAAAAGTTTCAATCAACATTCGTGGTCGTGAATGGATCAATCCAGAAGGTGTAGCAAGATATTTCAATACACTGCAAGCATGGAAAATTGACTATGCAGTTCCAGAAGAACAACCACAAAACTCTGCACCAAAAGCAGGACCAACTGAATCAAGTAAAAATGATGATGATGATTTACCATTCTAAAAAAAAGTAACATGCTAAATTTAAGAAACTCATACATTTCTTTTATTACACTACAAAAAGTAGGACATAAAGTAAGAGAAGAAAAAAACATACAAGCAACAGAAACGATAGAATACGAGGAAGCAAAAGAAGAAATTTTACTTCCTTTTTTATTATCTCCTTTTCGAAAAAAATTAGAAGAAAAGCAATTTTATCACTATACAGATAAATTAGAGTTTAATAAAGTTTATCAATTAACAGAATCTATGTTCAATGAAGAAATAGATTTTATAGACTATTCAAATGAAATTCTAAACCATTTGTATGAAAAATCATTGCACCCAATGATTAAAAGTGGAGAAGTATTTATTGTTCAATTCGAAAATATCTTATTTGATGATATTTCATGTCGTGGAATTGCAATTTATAAACTCGAAAACAAATCAAGATTTATTCGATTTGATGAATCAAATTCGATTAACTACGACTTAATGAAAGGCTACAAATTAGATAAGATTGATAAAGCTTGTTTAATTATTGATACACAAAAAGATGATGGATATAGAGTTTACACAATTGACAACAAAAAAGTAGAATCTGAGTTCTGGACTAAGAATTTCTTAGAAGTAAAACCTGTTACAAATCCAGCTTTGCAAACAAAGAATTTTCTTGAAATAATTACAGATTTTTCAAATGACGTTGTTCTGCAACATGGAGACAAGAAAATTCAAGCCGAATTTATTTCAAATGCAATTGAAAAACTTTCTGCATTTTATTCTTTTGTAGATAATGAAATAATAGAAGAAGATATTTTATCAGATTACAAAGATGAGTTCAATCAATTCCTTAACGTAAATCAAATTAGTGTTGATCGAGATTTTGAAGTTGATTCTGGAGTATTAATCACTCAAGCTAAGAAAATCAAATCTGAAATCAAACTTGATACAGGAGCAAAAATTAATCTTGATTTATTGAATTCTGATTGTGCTGCTGATAATCTTGAAAGAGGTTATGATGATGAAAAGAAGATGTTTTATTACAAAGTTTACTTTAATTCGGAAGCGTGATGGAAAAATTAAAATTAGAGTTAGCTAAAATTGGAACAATTGAAGTAATTAAAAATGACTACGTTTTTACTTTACTTCTAACAAAAGATAAAATTGATTTAGATTCAAATAGAATTCCATTTAAAGTACTTGAACTCACTACTAAATATATTGCTGAAGAAAAACCAAAAATTGAAGTAATGAAAAATGATAAAAATTTTATCCTGATTGTACTAAAACCTTAACCCATGTACCAAGAACTACAAAATCTCAATTTCGTAAGACATCACACACATTACGAATTGAAACTAAAAAATCATACAATCGAAATTTGGGAAAACGAAGTGCATCTTGTCAATGAAAAACAAGATGCAATTTTTTTATTCCTATACCAAAAAGACAAAGTTGAACAACTCATAAAAATATTAGAATGATAAAATTCCTCAAATCTTTAGGTTTCACAGAATATAAATTAGATGAAATACCATTTTGTTACGAAATAGAATTTCCACTACTCAGCAAAGGTTTAGCCTATTATAAATTTTCAGATAACACAGAAAAAATTACACTCTACGAATTATCGGAAGGAGATATTATTCAGGATATTAAACTTGAAGATGTAGAAAAATATGTACACCATTTCAAATGGCAAGAAAACGAAATTGATAAAATTTTAAAAACCGAATTCAACCCATGACCAAATACGAAAAATCAGACCGTAAACTAATTTACATCCTACTTACCACCATCCTACTCTCTTTTGCCATCATTTTTTTTATCAAATACATCATCAAATTTATACTCGAATGGATTTAAATCAACTACTAAACTTAGCACAAAACAAAGGATATAAAGTTTTCTATAAACCAGAAGCCAACATGTTTTCATGTACTATTTATTACAAAGAAGAATACTTAGTTATTGCACGACTAATAACTCCAGAACCATCATTTAACGAAAACTACAAACATAACTTCATCACACGAGTTATTGTAGCAAAACAACAAATAAAAGACAAGTTAATCGAAGTCCTAAATCTAAAAATAGAAAATGAATGATAACAACAATTCAGTAATTTTTCTAAAAGATTGGAAAATACTCATTCAATCTTTGTCCAAAGAAAATCAATTAGAATTTTGGGATTTGTTCATGGAATACGCAACGGACCCCAATATTCAATGCGAAAACGAAACAATACAGCCTATTTGGAATTTTGTTAAATCGCAACTTGACAATATGCGATTAAAATACAATGCTAAAAAAGAAAGCATTAGAAATCGAAACAGAGAAAATGGAAAATTAGGAGGTCGTCCAAAAGCAGAACCTAAAATAGAAATCCAAGAAACAGAAGAACAAATAGAACTACCATTACCAGAAGATAACAACATAACAGATCCATTGTTAAACTCTGAAATCTATTCAAACTGTTGCGATTTTTTCTCTCAAAAAACAGAATACCAAAAGATGCAATTATTCGGTGATTTAAAACGATTAGAACGCGAAAATAAATTAACCGAATTTACTTCACAAACAATTGCTTATATCCAGTACAAATCAATATCAAATGAAAAAGTACACGGTTGGCAAAGCTATTTATCTGAATATAAAAAAACAGATTGGATAGATAAATTATCTAAATGGAAAGAAAAACCAAAACAAAAAACGAATGGAGAATACGAATCAGATCCAAACGATCCAAAAGTCGGAAGAAATAAACTATCCGATTACAGTAAACTATACGAGCAAATGGTTAGGTAATGAAGCTTTCGTTCCTATTCAAGTACTAAAACAAGCCTATCAAGCTGAACCATTAAGAAATCTCAACGAAAAAGATAATAAAATATTTTTAGCGCAAATCCTAATAAAGGACATTGCAATGAAAGGTTTTTCGAAAGAACGTTTCCCTGATACAGAAGTTCAAAACGACATCAAGAAAATGATTCTGAAACGATACAATACACTTTCACCAATCGAGATTGAACTCGCCCTGCAAATGGATAGGTACGGTGAATTAACCGACAAGAACGGTGATAAAATAAAACATTTCCAATTTTACGGAACTGAATATATAGCAGAAATTCTACAAGCTTATCTACGTTGGAAAACAAAAACAGCTATGGAACACAATCTTTCTCGAAAACAAAAAAGTATAGAGATCATTCCAGACTATGAAAAAATTGATGCCGAATACGTTAATTCCATTATAGACGATTTAAAACGAGGAAAATACTTCAGAGATACCAACGCTTATTTACTCTACGACAAAATGTTTGATGAAATAAAACTTCCGAAAGATGAAATGATGAAAATTTTTGATGCAGAAAAAGAATTTCAAGAAAACGAACATTCAAGAAAAAAACTGAAACAAGCAGAAGATTCTCTCGACACTATAAAACTTAAAAAATTAGAAGAAACCTTCCGAAAAAGTTTTAAACAAATCTTACAAGAACGATGTAGAAGTATTGTCGTATGCAGGTATTTATGCAAAAAAAACAATATAGACCACCATGAACTTTCAACTCATCAACCCTAAATACGAACTACCACCTCCTACTCCACAACTTTCAATCTTCGAAGAAAAAGAACAATCAGAACATTTATTCTGTATTGCAGAAATATCTGAAAATCACGAACAAAAAATTGTCGCTTACTACAACTTCATCACTCAATCCTGGTACAGCGACACAAAATTCAAAACAATTAAATACTGGTTAAAACAATGCAAGAACTAATCAACTTATTTTTTTCTGCTGACTTATACTATGAGTATTCAGAAGGAGAAACATATAAAAACGGAAAGAAAACGATTCAAAAATTCAAAGAAGAATACAATAAACTTTCAAAACAAGACCAATCCAATTTCTACACAGAACTAAAACGAAAATCTACAGGTAATTACACCGAAGAATATTTAGAACAGAAATGTAATTTTTTAAACGTAAAAACAAATCAAAATGAGCAATAAATTAGTTGTAAAACCATATCAAAAACAAGAAGTTTTAAACTCAAAACTAACTACAATCGCGATTCTCAATCAAGTGATACTTGAAAAGTTTGACGAAATAGCCGATAAAAAGGAAGTGTGGAATCAACGCTTCAAAAATATTGGAAAGCAAAACATTTCAATGATTGAAGATTTACAGTCGAAAGTATATAATCAACATTACGGTGCAAATCAAAAACAATTCATTTACGCAGAAGAATCAACCAGAAGATTAATTAATCTATTATCAACTCTTAACATTGATCAATACATCGATTTAATGGGGTTTTTAGAATTGATGAATCACGATAAAATAAACAACACAAAGCATTGTGTTAACTTTTTAATCGAAAATACGGAACGCATCAACAACCAATTATAAAAATGAAAGAACATTTAAAAAATAAGGTTTTCGAACAATGGTTAATTGTTCGAAAAGAATTGAAAAAAAATCCAAAACAATCTCTAAAAAAATTAGTAGCCAAACATGGCTTATCTCAATTTTTGACTAACGTACTTACTGAGTTGGGTTTGATAGAACATAACGGACAGACTAAAACTGCTTCTGAATGGAAGATAGTAAATGACATTACAGACAGAATGAAGTTCAATATTCATTATGCGAAAATTAAAAACACAAAAATATTCTATGTTTTTGACCAAGAAAATAACTTAGTTGATTCAGATTACAACCTAACGAACATAGCAAGAAGATACAATGCTTCTTACAAAAGAATCTATTCGGCATTACGAACAATGAAAGAAATAAACGGATTCTATTTCTCAGAAAATAGAGACTTCAAAGTACCAGCAAGAAAACAAATTGCTAAGAAGAAATCTACAGCCAAGAAAAATAAAATACCAAGTGACAAAACCAAAAAAGTAATTCCGAAACCAAAAATTAGCATTGGCGGATACGAAGAGAAAAAAAAATTCAAAACACAAGCTGAACAAAATCTTGCCTATGCAAAAAACTTAAACAGAAAAGCAAGATACATATCAAATAAAGAAGCTGTAAAAGAAAGTTTAAAAAGAGAATTTAGAAAAAATAAAAAATAAATTATGACAACACAACCTTTTTTTATGGTGTATTTGGAAAATGAAAAAACACCAACATTTATACACACAACATTAGATAGTGCCGAAAATGAAGCGAAGAGATTAGCAAGAATCTACAAAAAGAAAGCTTTTGTTTTATGCTCAATAAAATCATTTGAAATTAACGAATTTATAATAAATGATTGTCGACCTGAATCAGATCTCCCATTTTAAAACCTAATCAAAATTAAAAGATATGGAATTTAAAGGAACGAAAGGAAAGTGGGTGTCTAACTATTCAAATGGCAGTTGGTTAATTCAAGATTTAGAATCTTATCAATACGGTTGTAATTCGTCAATAGCAGAAGTTTATTATTTTCACGATGACAAACACACAGCAGAAGCCAACGCATTACTAATATCAAAATCACCAGAAATGTTAGAGATGTTACAATGGTTTGTAGAGAATTTTGAAGGTGTATTTCACGAAGGAACTGAAACTGATAACAAGGTTAAAGAGGTAAAACAACTAATAAAACAAGCAACTGAATTATGAAAAAAATAAAAATAGAAATTGAAGTCTACTATATATCAGTTCAAATAACTGAAAGAAGAAAGAAATTAGGATTAACTCAACTTGAGTTATCTAAAAAATTAAGTATTTCAAGAGCTTCTGTTTCAAACATGGAAAAAGGAAGACACGATATTAGTTTAGAAATGCTTGAAAAACTTTGCGAATTATTTAAATGTTCATCAACTGATTTATTAGGGTTTTAATAATGAGAGAAATAGAAACATCGAAAGGTAGGTTTGTTGTAATGGAAGCTAGTGATTGGGGATTAACCAAAAAACAATTATATGAATTAGAATTTCCTATTGTAGAAAAAATAGGGTTTATTCACAATATAACTGAAAAACAAGCTAGTAGTGTTGTGGATTTATATGAATTTCAACATAACCCTACTAAAACATTGTATAATTTACACGAAATAGGTATAAGGAAATGGACTACATCAGCTATCCAATCCCTACACTCACTACTCGAATCACAAGGAATAGAAATAACAAACAACACTTATATTTTTAAGGTATGACAAAAGAAGAAATTTACCTTGACTTATCGAAGTTGAGTGAGGTAGAAAGAAAACAGTTAATTAAATTTTTATTAAATAATAACGAAAAAGTTTATAAAGATGATTTAATTTCTTTAAAAAAAGGCAAAATAGATGAGAAAGATTGTCCTTTTCTGTCTATAGATGATGATGATTTAGAATGGGTAGGATATTCTCATTTTGGTAAACACCTTTGCTTAGAAAATAAACAAGAAATAACATACGAAGAATTTAAAACACTAATAAAATTTTTAAAAATTCAAAACTATGGAAATGGAAATGCCAACACCTTGCACACATTGTGGTGAAATATTCGATTTAAATGATGGTTGTGCGTCTGATAAATGGTACAGAGATACTATTATCTGCGAAAATTGTTCTGATGAAGAACAAAAAGAAATCGAACAAGATGAACGATGGGAAGATATTAATATTGAAGTTTCAAACGCATTGTATTCACTTGATGAAGAGAAAAATATTAAAAATCTTCTAACTAAAGAAAATCAAGAATTGATAATAAAAATAGCTGAAAACTTAAAGAAATAGGTTTATGATTTTGACAGGAAAAGCGAAAGATAATTTCTTGGATTCTAACGGAAAAAAAGAAGCCTGGATAAATATAATGCTCCCGATATATCAATACGCACTAATAATCGAATGGTTTGATAGTGTTGGAATTTATATTAATGTATTCTACAAATATATATGGAGAGTAGAAATAAGAGATTCTCAAAGCAGTCTTTTAAGTACTTTAGATTATGCAGTTTTTGACACTCGCCAAGAAGCAACCAAACAAGCAATTATTAAAGCAAACGATATATACAATGAAAGATTTAAATAAATACAATACAGCACTTGATTTAAGTAAGCTGAGCAAAAGTGAAGTAGATGAGTTAACCTACATTTTAACAAAGAATAATATTAAATCAGTTGATAATTCTTGTATAAAATACTTTGAATTTAGTAAAGAATTAAACTTGTTCAATTTCATTGATCTTACACCAAAAATAATAATCGACTACCAAACATTCAAACAAATACATTTTACCCGATAAGGTATAAAAAGCAAGTAAATAATAATAACAAATGAAAGCATCAATACAAGCAATCAAAAAAGCAAACGATTTATATAATTCTAGATATGAAAATGTTTAACGTAAAGGCAACATATTGCACAGAAACACAGGAATTGGTAGAGTTAACGATTGGTAATAAAAATAATTTAAGTCATAAAAGAAAAGTAGAATTTAAAAAACTTCTAAAAGAAATAAAAGTTAAATTCAGCGCAAAAGAATTATAATTTTTATTTATAAATAAACTTCTTAATTATAATTATTTCCTATATTTGTATCGACTAAAATTCCTAAACGAAAAAACTCTTAAAATTCTATATATCCACGAGTTGGATTGAGTGAAATAATACACAATAAGCGTTAATAAATCTTTTAACAAGGGTTTTCTTCATTTAACCCTGATTGGCAAGGTATAGAATTTTAAAAACGGTCTTTTAACTCAGTTGGTTAGAGTGCAACACTCATAATGTTGAAGCCTTAGGTTCGATTCCTAAAAAGACCACAGTTCATTAGTATCTACCTCTCGTTGAGAAACGACAAAACTGAAAACACCTTGCAATACATATATTGTCATGATTCATAAAGGTTTTTATTAATATTAGGTAGATTGTTTTCAGTGTATATTGAGTGTTTTTCACTCAATCTTTTTTATTAAAATAAATTCTTAAAATACATCAATATGAAAGACAATTATTCACACATTGGCTTAGTACAAACACACGAATTAGCAAAACCAGAGTACAAAACAAAATACTCTTCAGGTATTGACACACAAGCTTTAGGTATTATCAAATTTTATGACGCAGATAATAACGAAGCAGACAAACAAACACTTCAAAACCTAAACGCTTTATTAGAACAAAATCATTCAATAGAACTGAAACAAGGTGAACGTATGCTAATCGACCCAGGTTACAAACTTGCAGAACTACCTCCATTAACTGAAGCACAAATAAGACCACGTTCTGGCTTATCATTAAAACAAGGAGTTATCGCAATATTAGGAACAATTGACGAAGATTACAGAGGAACACCAGGAATTATTCTAACCAATACATCAAAACAACCATTTCATTTCAAAAAAGGAGATCACATTGGTCAGTTAGTTGTAGTACCAGTTTTAAGACCTAACGTTATTTGGAAAGAAGAAATATCAGCTATCAATTCAGATCGAGGAAATTCTGGATTCGGTTCAACAGGAAAATAA